AAGATGCAGATTTAGAATTATTAATTTATTTAGATTGTAAAAAAAGATTTACACGAAAAGAGTTTATTGACGGAGTTTATACAATGAGTTGGGATAAAAACCGTTGGGAAAGATTAAGAAGAGAAGGTTGGATAGAAGTTTGGAGACATAGAAATCGTACTACTATAAAGTACTCTGTATTCAAAACATCATTCAAATGCTCTCAATTAATAAGTAGAATATATAGAGTTCTACTTGGTGAGGAAGACTTACCGATATCAGAAAGAAGTGTATTTTTTAATAACAAATCGTATACAGATAAAGTTTATAATAAAGCTATAGATGATATGATAAAAGATATAGAAAGATAATGGGATTTAAACTAGGAACAGCAAGAAAGCCATATGCAGTAAGTGGAGAAATAAGAACTAAACTTTGTTTTCATAAAGAGTCTGGTGATGCTGATGCGTCTGTACCTGGTACACCTGTTATAAGAAAAAAGTTACAACCAGGCATTATGGGTGAAGCTAATATGGACGGAAGTATATATCTTAGTGATCAAGTAGAGCCAGGCAGTGCACAAGAAAGGCAAACATTAATTCACGAAATGAGACATGCTACTGATATGAAAATTGGTAAACTAGCTTATACTGATGATTATGTAATGTATAACGGCGAGAAGTTTCCTAGAAAAGATATCAATGGAATCGATTCAATACTTGTTGATGGTGAATGGAAAGAAGCTGGCGATACTGATTTTCCTTGGGAAGTAGACGCAAACAATGGTAATAAAGAAAATATAACACATTTATGAATATATTAGGAATGTTAACTGGTGGAGGAGCTAAAGATCTTGTAGAAGGTGTAGGTGGTGTAATTGATAGTCTACATACATCTGAAGAAGAAAAGCTTGAAGCTAATCAAAAAATAAAAGAGTTAGTATCCAACTACGAGGTAGAAATGGAGAAAACTATAACAGAAAGATGGAAAGTAGATATGAATTCAGATTCATGGCTTTCTAAAAATATACGACCTATGGTTCTTATATTTCTAGTTGTAGCAACAGTATTGATGATATTTATCGATGCTGGCGTAGTACAGTTTGAAGTAAAAGACACTTGGGTTGATCTATTACAATTAGTATTAATAACTGTGATCGGTGCTTACTTCGGTGGTAGATCACTAGAAAAAGTAAAAAAATAAACTTATGTCAAAATCATACGATATAGATTATCACTTTGGGCAACAAGGTAGCGCTCATTGTAAAACAGCGGCTTCAATTATACCTCCAAAAGGTATGGTTATTGTAGCTATTCAATTTTTAGCTGATAACACACCAACAGTATTAAGATCAGAAAGATCTGTAGCTACACTTCAATCAGAAGGAACGCCGTTAGCTTTCTTTAACACAGAATATGCGGCTCACAATAATGGTGATGCTCAGCAAGCATGTGTTAATAAGAGTTCAGATACTACGCACGCTTTAAGCGCTGCAAACAGTAGCATTAAAGTAGGTATGCAAGTTTTTTCTAATACAGAAAATTTATTACCAGATATTTTAGTTAATACTCCACCTTGTTTAGTTGAAACAATTGCTGACGAAGTAATAACGTTTAATAGAGCTATAACATGCTCTAGTACAACCTTAACGTTCTCTCAGCATCTTGGAACTGGTGATGGTGGTGAAGACGCATCTGGAATTACATATCCAAAAGGACTGACAATATATGGAAGGTGGTTAGAGGTTAAGCCATCAGCTGATGCAGATGGAGGTATAATTGCTTATTTCGGCCAATAATGTTAGGATTAGGAGGAGGTTGTCATAACGCGACAGAAGTTGGTTTCCACGATCAAGGATCTATTAATTTTGATGGCAGTAATGACTATGTACAAGTAGATAATTTAGCTGGTGTATTAGCAACGGCTTTTTTAGTTGGCGAAGCTAATCAAGTAAACTTTACAATATCTGCTTGGGTAAAATTAGAAACAATGAGTACTTCAGGCATTATATTTCAAACTAGAGTTGGAACCTCTGATCACATGAATCTGTTTTATCATGGTAGTGGTAATCAACTTAGATGGCTATGTAAATTTGGTGGAGTTGCTGAAACATGTGCAGATTCGGCAAGTGGATATAATTTAAGAGAAAATGATGGAGTATGGTACCATTTAGTAGGAACAGCTACGCATGGAGGAAATGCTGAGTTATGGTTGAATGGTGCAAAAGCTGATAGTGAAGCTATAGCCAATCCACTCTCAGGAACTTTAAGTACAGCTAATATAGGCGGTAATACTGCAGAAACTAATTTTTGGAATGGAACTATAAATGACGTTGGTATATGGACTAGATGCTTAACTGACGATGAAATAGGTAACATATACAGAAATAAAACTATAGATTTAGCTGGTGCTTTAGGCACTAATTTAGTAGGCTATTATAGATTTGAAGAAAAAGCAGGTACTACAGCGATAAACCACGCAGACACGACCAATAATGGAACACTAACAAATTCACCAACATATTCAACGGAAACGCAAGGATGAGAAAATACGTAATAATAAATGCTAGTGATGTTTCTTCAGTAAATTTTAATGAAGTTTTAGAGACTTCTGCTAGCACATTGAGATACTCTTTAGACAATAGTAAAACATTTGTTAAATTTGAAGGTGACACTCCAAGTTTTTTAGATGGTAAAACACAATATAATCACAGTCAAATAATAGAAATATTACAAACTAGTGATTGGTCTGAAGATGAAGACTAAATAATAATTAACTTAAATTAAATAAAATGGCAAAAAGAAAAACACCGAAGGTTAAAAAACCTTCAAAAATTACTAATGAACACTTAAGTAAATTACAAGAGACTGTAAGTAAAATAAATAGAGCTCAACTAGATCTAGGTATTTTAGAAACGAGAAAGCACAATTTATTACATGGTGTAGCTAGTATTCAAGATGAATTAACTTTAATGCAGAGCAAGTTTGAAAAAGAATATGGTACTACAGATATAGATATTCAAACTGGTGAAATAAATTATAATAAAAATGAGCAAACTGATCAGAAAAATTAGTGTAGGTAAAGATTATAAAAACGATGCAATGCACTACGCTGTTGGCCAAGAGGTTTATGGTGGACATAAGATTTGTGATATAATAGAAGAAGACGAAAAGTTTTCTGTATATATTAGAAAAAATAAAAATGTTTTACCGTGGAAAGACTTTAATAAGAATATGGCTGTATCTGTAGAATATAATTTAGAGTATTAATGAAAGCGCCTTTTGACTTTGTTATAGAGCCAAAAGGAGAAAGATATAATAATAGCAAGAAAGTTGGTGATAAAGATCTTATTTTAAATACTGAAGTGTTTAATCATCAATTTGTAAATAGAGAAGCTATAGTTAAATCTGTTCCTACAGCTTTTAAGACAGATATAAAACCAGGTGATACAATTATAGTGCATCATAACGTTTTTAGACGTTGGCATGATATTAACGGTATAGAAAGGAACAGTAAAAGCTTTTTTAATGAAAACACTTATCTTGTAAAAGAAGATCAAATATTTTTATACAAAAGAGATAACGGGTGGAAAGCTGTAGATGGTTATTGTTTTGTGCAACCAATAAAACAAAGAGATAAATTAGGTATTGATCAAGAAGATCCATGTGTTGGTATAATAAAATACACAGATGGAACCTATAAAAAAGAAGATTTAGTTGGGTTCATGCCTTTCTCTACTTATGAGTTTATTATTGATGGTAAAAGACTATATAGAGTTTATACTAAATTTATTACAATTAAATATGAATATCAAGGAAACGAAAAGGAATATAATCCAAGCTGGGCAGAGAGCTGTTGATGAATTAATTAAAGTAGCAAAAGAACCTATAGTTGATTCAGATGACGATATATCAGCAGATAGATTAAAAAATGCCGCGGCCACTAAAAAACTAGCTATATTTGACGCGTTTGAAATACTTAACAGAATCCAAGAAGAAGAAAACTTGCTTGAGGGAAAAGCACCTGAAGAGAGAAAGGAAAAAGTCTTTAAAGGATTCGCTGAAGGTAGATCTAAGTAATGTACGAGCAAAGTTTAGTTAAAACGGTTGAGCCGATAAAAAGAACTACTGTAACACGTATGAACCGTGGAAAAAAGTGGAAATACGGTTATAATAAAGAGCATGATTTAATAGTGTTATCACATAATGGGGTTATAGGTGAGATTATAGAAATACAAAATTTAGTTATAGCGTTACCAAAACCACCTAAAAAAGTGTATAAGCACGAAAGCAACAAATGGGTTAAACAAGAATATCCTAAAGAGTTACAAAGAATAAAAAATATATTCGATTGGAGAAACTATCCAGATGAACAAAAAGAACAATGGTACGACTATATAGACGAGGAATTTAAAAGAAGAGAAGAAGGTTTTTGGTTTATAAACAAAGGTAAACCAATATGGATAACAGGAACGCACTACATGTATTTACAATGGAGCAAAATTGATGTAGGCGCTCCAGATTATAGAGAAGCAAATAGATTGTTTTTTATATTTTGGGAAGCGTGCAAAGCAGACAAAAGATGTTATGGTATGGCTTATCTTAAAAACCGTCGTTCTGGATTTTCTTTTATGTCGTCCGCAGAAACAGTTAATTTAGCCACCATATCAAGTGATAGTAGATATGGGATACTTTCTAAAACAGGTGCTGATGCTAAAAAAATGTTTACAGATAAAGTAGTTCCAATATCAGTAAATTATCCTTTCTTTTTTAAACCGATTCAAGATGGTATGGATCGACCTAAAACAGAACTTGCATATAGAGTACCAGCGAGTAAATTTACTAGAAAGAAAATAACTAGTAATGAACAATTAGAAGACCTACAAGGTTTAGACACAACTATTGATTGGAAGAATACTGGAGACAATAGTTATGATGGTGAAAAACTTAATCTACTAGTACACGATGAAAGCGGTAAATGGGAAAGGCCTGATAATATTTTAAACAACTGGCGAGTTACAAAAACATGTTTAAGATTAGGTAGCAAGATAGTTGGCAAGTGTATGATGGGATCAACATCCAACGCTTTAGATAAAGGAGGTGATAATTTTAAAAAACTATATAATGATTCCGACGTTACCCAAAGAAACAGAAATGGACAAACAAAGTCTGGTTTATATTCTCTTTTTATCCCAATGGAATGGAACTACGAAGGATTTATTGACGAGTTCGGTATACCAGTCTTTAATAACCCAGATAATGATGTACACGGACCGGACGGTGAATTAATAGATTATGGAATAATAGAGCATTGGGAGAATGAGGTTGAAGGATTAAAATCTGACCACGATGCTTTAAATGAATTTTACAGACAATTTCCAAGAACCGAAGAGCACGCGTTTAGAGATGAAGCTTTGAATAGTATATTTAATCTTGTTAAATTATACGAGCAAATAGATTATAATGATGGAGTAGGTAGCTTAGCTAATATATCTACAGGAAACTTTCAATGGGTCAATGGAATTAAAGATACACAAGTTATATTTTATCCAAATCCAAAAGGTAGATTTAGAATAAGTTGGACACCCCCATCTCATTTGCAAAATAAAATTATAGTAAAAAACGGTATAAGGTACCCTGGTAACGAGCACATGGGCGCTTTTGGATGTGATAGTTATGATATATCAGGGACGGTTGATGGAAGAGGATCGAATGGGGCTTTGCACGGCCTAACTAAGTTCAGCATGGAAAGCGCTCCAGCTAATCAGTTTTTTTTAGAATATATTGCTAGACCACAAACAGCAGAGATATTTTTTGAAGATGTGTTAATGGCATTAGTATTTTATGGTATGCCTTTGTTGTGTGAGAATAACAAACCTAGATTATTATACTATTTAAGAAGAAGAGGATATAGAGGTTTTAGTATGAATAGACCTGATAAAGTTTGGAATAAATTATCTACAGCTGAAAAAGAAATAGGTGGTATACCAAACTCAAGTGAAGATATAAAACAAGCCCACGCAGCAGCAATTGAAATGTATATTCAACAGCATATAGGACATTTAGGAGACGGGAATTACGGAAGTATGTATTTTAATAAAACATTAAACGATTGGGCTAAATTTGATATAACAAAAAGAACTAAATTTGACGCGACAATAAGTTCTGGATTAGCTATAATGGCTTGTAATAGGCATTTATATGCTCCAAACGCGAAAATTGAAAAACCAAAACTAAATATAAATATTGCTAAATATTCAAACAAAGGTGATATGTCTAAAATAATTAAAAATTAAATATGGCTGGAGTTGATAAAAATTATTTCCCAAGTCAAGTTGTAAGTGATGTAGAGAAATTAAGTTATGATTATGGTTTAAAAGTAGCTAAAGCTATAGAAACTGAATGGTTACATAATGATAGAGATCACAATAGATACACTGTTAATAAAAATAATTTCCATAACTTAAGACTATACGCTAGAGGAGAACAATCTATTGAAAAATATAAGGATGAGCTATCTATAAATGGTGATTTGTCTTATCTAAATCTTGATTGGACACCAGTCCCAATAATCCCTAAATTTGTTGACATAGTTGTAAATGGTATAGCTGAAAGAACTTGGGATGTAAAAGCTGTTTCACAAGATCCTTTTGGTGTTGCTAAAAGAACGAAATACATGGAGTCTATATTTGCTGATATGGCTCTAAAAGATATGAAAGACTTTGTAGATGAATCTTTTGGAATTAATATATATAATAACGATAAAGCAACATTACCAGAAACGCAAGAAGAACTAGATCTTCACATGCAACTAACTTACAAACAAGCTGTAGAATTAGCTGAGGAACAAGCTATAAATGTATTAATGCAGGGTAACGATTACGAATTGATAAAGAAACGTTTTTATTATGATCTAACTGTATTAGGTATAGGTGCTGTAAAAACTAATTTTACAACTTCTGAAGGTGTTACTATAGATTATGTTGATCCAGCTGACTTAGTTTATTCTTATACTGAATCTCCTTATTTTGACGATATATATTATGTAGGTGAAGTAAAAACAATACCTATAAACGAATTAGTTAAACAATTTCCCCACTTAGAACATGAAGACTTAGAAGAGATACGTCAATCTAGTACTTTTCACACAACAAATTATAGCGACGGATCTATAAGTTCAAAAGATATAGATGGTAATAAAATACAGGTTTTATATTTTAATTATAAAACTTATATGAATGAAGTTTATAAAATAAAAGAAGTTTCCACAGGGGCTGAAAAAATAATACCAAAAGATGATAGTTTTGATCCACCAGAAAGCAAAGAAGGTGGTTATAGTAGAATGCTTAGAAGTATAGAGTGTTTATATGAAGGAGCTTTAATAGTCGGGACAAATAAACTTCTTAAATGGGAAATGGCTAGAAACATGATGAGGCCAAAAAGTGATTATACGAAAGTCAAGATGAATTATTCTATAATAGCACCTAGAATGTATAAGGGTAAAATAGAGTCACTTGTAAGACGTATCACTGGTTTTGCAGATATGATTCAACTTACGCATTTAAAATTACAGCAAGTAATGTCACGTATGGTACCAGATGGTGTGTATCTTGACGCAGATGGACTTGCTGAAATTGATTTAGGTAATGGTACAAATTACAATCCACAAGAAGCTCTAAATATGTTCTTTCAAACTGGTAGTGTTATAGGTAGATCAATGACACAAGATGGTGACATGAATCACGCAAAGATGCCTATTCAAGAAATAACAAGTGGAAGTGGAGGCAACAAAATACAAGCCCTTATAGGTAATTATAATTATTACCTACAAATGATTAGAGACACTACCGGATTAAACGAGGCTAGAGATGCTGCTACTCCAGATCCAAACGCTTTAGTTGGAGTTCAAAAACTAGCAGCAGCAAATTCTAATACAGCAACAAGACATATATTACAAGGAGGTTTATTTTTAACAAAATCAGTTTCTGAATGCTTATCACTTAGAATATCTGACATTATAGAATATTCACCAACTAGAGATGCTTTTATTCAAGCTATAGGCGCTCATAATTCAGCTGTTTTAGAGGAAATGTCTGAACTACATCTTTATGACTTTGGTATATTCATAGAATTACAACCAGATGAAGAAGAGAAAGCGATGCTTGAAAATAATATACAAGTTGCTTTATCTAAAGAGAATATTGAACTAGAAGATGCTATCGATCTTAGAAACATTAAAAATATAAAACTAGCTAATCAACTATTAAAAATAAGAAGAAAGAAGAAAATAGCTAAAGATCAACAAATACAACAAGAAAACATGCGGGCTCAAGCCGAAGCTAACGCGCAAGCACAACAACAAGCAGCTCAATTAGAAATGCAAAAGCAACAAGCTTTAGCTCAAACTGAAATGCAATTAGAACAAATGAAGGCTCAAATGGAAAGTCAAAAACTTCAACAAGAAGCTCAAGTTAAATCTCAGTTAATGGAACAAGAGTTTCAATATAATATGCAATTAAGACAAATGGAAGTTGATGGTGTTAAAGGTAGGGAAAAACAAAAAGAAGATCGTAAAGACGAAAGAACTAGAATACAAGCTAGTCAACAGTCTGAACTTATAGATCAAAGAAATACTGGTAAACCACCTAAAAAATTTGAATCATCAGGTAATGATATAATAGGTGGTAATCCTATAGACATGTCTGGGTTCGGACCTAGATAAACAATTTTATTAATTATATAATATTTTATTATGGCAAAAAAAAAGAAAGAAGAGGTAGTAGAAAAAACTACTGAAGAAACTAAACAACAGGTTAAAGAAGACAAAAAACCTGATATTGATTTAAGTAAATTTGAAAGTAAAGACGATGATAGTGTTATAAAAATAGATCTATCAAAGCAAAAACAAGAAGTTAAAGAAGAAGTTAAAGAAGAAGTTAAAGAGGAGGTTGTTGAAGAAGTTGTAGAAGAGAAACCAATAGAAGAATCTAAAGAAGAAGTAGAAATTCCAATTTTAGAAGAAATAACTGAAGAGGAAGTAAAAGAAAAAGTAGAAGAAACAGCTGAAATAGTTGAGGAAGCTATTAGTGAATCTATAGAAAAAGGAACAGAACTTCCAGAGAATATACAAAAGTTAATGCAATTTATGGAAGAAACTGGTGGAGATTTAACTGACTATGTTAAATTAAATCAAGACTACTCAAAATTAGATAATAACGAATTACTTAAAGAATACTATAAACAAACTAAGCCTCATTTAGATTCTGAAGAAATAGAATTTATGATGGATGATTATTTTTCATATGATGAGGAATCAGAAGATAGTAGAGATATAAAAAGAAAGAAATTAGCTTTGAAGGAGCAAGTTGCTCAAGCAAAGCAACACTTGGAAAGTGCAAAATCCAAATATTACGAAGATATCAAACATGGTTCAAAGCTCACGAGTGAGCAACAGAAGGCAATTGATTTCTTCAACAAGTATCAAAAAGAGTCGAAAAAACAAGACGAAGCGGTTAAAAAGCAGAAGTCTACATTTTCAGAAAAAACTAATAAATTTTTCAATGATAAATTCAAAGGTTTTGAATATAATGTCGGTGAAAAAAAATATAGGTTTAATGTTAAAGATGTAGACAATATTAAAGAAACGCAAAGTGATATTAGTAATTTTGTCAAAAAGTTTTTGAATAAAAATAATGAAATGTCAGATGCGGAAGGTTACCATAGAAGTTTGTTTACAGCTATGAATGCTGATGCAATCGCTAATCATTTTTACGAACAAGGCAGGGCTGATGCTATGAAAAACAGTGTAGCCAATGCTAAAAATATAGACATGACACCTAGACAATCTCATGGAGAAGTTCAAAGTGGAGGTTTAAAGTTCAAAGTGTTAGATGATAGTAATGTTCCGACTTTTAAAATTAAAACTAAATAACAATTTAAAAATTAAAAAAAATGGCAATTACAGCAGGAGGTAGTTTGAATACAGTGCCAGCTCCTAAAAAAGCGACACTTAGTTCAAATTACATCGATTTTATTGATGGTAGTACAGGTTGGGAACAACAGTACTTACCAGAGTTAATGGAGAAAGAAGCTGAGGTTTTTGGTAAAAGAACTATCTCAGGATTCTTAGCTCAAGTTGGCGCAGAAGAGCCAATGACTTCAGACCAAGTAGTTTGGTCAGAACAAGGTAGATTACACTTAGCATACACAGGTACTGTTGATGCTTCTACATCTGTAGTAACAGTTTCAGGACATATTGATTCAAACGCTACATACACATCAGGATCTCATGGTCTTAGAGTTGGTGATACAGTTATAGTGGCATCTACTTCAGTTACAGCAAAATGTCGTGTATCGGCTGTTTCTACTAACGACGTTACTTGTCTTCCTTATGTTCAAGGACATTTAGATGAAGCAGGTATAGGTATGGCAGATGGTGCGGTTACAGTACTTAAATATGGATCTGAATGGAAAAAAGGTTCAGAATCTCCATATAGTACAGCTAACGAGCCTTCTTTCAAATCTTTCAGCAACAAACCAGTTATTATAAGAGATATGTATCACGTTTCAGGATCTGATGCAGCTCAAATTGGTTGGGTTGAAGTTTCTGGAGAAGACGGAACTGGTGGTTACTTATGGTATTTAAAAGCTGAAGGTGACACTAGAATGCGTTTCGCAGATAATTTAGAGATGACATGCTTGGAAGGTGTTATGGTAGCAAATGACTCTACTGTAGAAACATCTATAGGTATGACTGCATCTAATCCAGCAGGTACACAAGGTTTATTTGACGCTATTGCTAATAGAGGAAATAAATCATCTGGTATTACTGGTACTAACGCTGCTACTGATTTAGCTGAGTTTGATGCAATTTTAGCTGAATTTGACAAGCAAGGTGCTATTGAAGAAAACATGGTTTTCCTTAATAGAAACACTTCGCTAGCTATTGATGACATGTTAGCTTCTATGAATTCTCATGGTGCTGGTGGTACTTCTTTTGGAGTGTTCAGTAACTCAGAAGACATGGCGCTTAATTTAGGTTTCTCTGGTTTCAGAAGAGGTTCTTATGACTTCTATAAATCTGACTGGAAATACTTAAATGATGCTGGTACTAGAGGAGCTATTAATAGTAGAGATACTGTTAATGCGATTCGAGGGGTATTTGTTCCAGCTGGTGTATCTTCAGTTTATGATGAAATGTTAGGAAAGAATCTTAAGAGACCTTTCTTACACGTTCGTTACAGAGCTTCTCAAACTGAGTCTAGAAAAATGAAGACTTGGATTACTGGTTCTGTTGGAGCAGTTACATCTGATTTAGACGCAATGCAGGTAAATTACTTATCTGAAAGATGTCTAGTTACTCAAGGTGCTAATAACTTTATGTTATTAAACTAAGCATTTATTTATATTAAAGAGTCGAGGCTTCGGCCTCGGCCCTTTATTTTATTAATTTTATTATATATTATATTATGGCAAAAAAGAAAAAAGTAGAGGTTGAAGAACCTCAAATTGAAGAGACAGTTGTAGAAACTGCTCCGGTTGTAAAGCAACCAAAAATAAAAGAAGCACCACTACCTACTCCAGATCAAACTTGGGAAATAAAAGATAGAACATATTATTTAGTAGGTGGACAAACTCCTTTATCTTACATAATAAAAGCAGCAGATATTTATTATTTTGATGAAGAAAAAGGTTACGAAAGAGAACTAAAATACACAGCTAATCAACAAACTTGTTTTGTAGACGAAATGAAAGGTGACCAAAGATTAGCTCATATTATTTTTAGACACGGTATATTAGAAGTGCCTAAAAATAAAGTAGTTTTACAAAAGTTATTATCATTGTATCATCCATTAAAAGGTAAACTTTTTGAAGAATATAATCCAGTTAAAGAAGCTGTTGATCAAACTGGTAGATTAGAAATGGAAGTTGATGCTTTATTAGCAGCTAGAAATATGGATATTGATATGGCAGAAGCTATTATGCGTGTAGAAAATGGTTCTAAAGTATCAGAGATGAGTTCTAAGGAACTTAAACGTGATTTACTTATATTTGCTAAGAAAAACCCTAAGCTATTCTTAGATTTAGCAGATGATGAAAATGTACAACTTAGAAACTTTGGTATTAAAGCAACTGAAATGGATATATTGAAATTATCTCAAGATCAAAGATTCTTTATGTGGGGATCTAATGATAGAAAGATAATGACTGTTCCATTTGATGAGCACCCATACTCAGCTTTAGCACAGTGGTTTAAAACTGATGAAGGTATGGAGATATATGCGAATATAGAAAAAAGATTAAACCAATAATCAAACTGTAGTAAGCGATCGCCCTACGGGGCGATTGTTTTACTATATAAATTTAATTAATATGAAATCAAAAGGTTTAGGCGATACGATAGAAAAAATAACAAAAACAACTGGAATTAAAAAAGTAGTTGATGAATTAAGTAAAGTAACAGGAAAAGATTGTGGTTGTAAAGAAAGAAAAGAATTTTTAAATAAGAAGTTTCCTTATAAAAAATAGATAAATGGCAGTAAACGTCGATACAGTATACCAAAGAGTTTTAGCTTTAGCTAACAAAGAACAAAGAGGATATATAACTCCTCAAGAATTTAATCTATTTGCCAACCAGGCGCAAATGGATATATTTGAACAATACTTCTATGATTTAAACCAATTTAGAAGATTACCTGGGAATGATACTGAATATGCTGATATGGTAGGTATATTAGAAGAAAAAATACAAGTATTTGATTTTACAGATGGAACTGCAGCTGTTAGTAATTATACTGGTGCTGGCAGTGGTGGTATAAATAAACAACTACCAGACTACATATATAGAGCTCACAGAATAGAGTACAACGGTAAAGAGTGCGAAATATTGAATACTAAAGATTTTACTGATGCTAGAAATTTAAGATTAGGTGGTCCTAGCGATGAAAGGCCTATATGTAATATAAGAAATAATATATTAAGAGTATGGACTACTGAAGCCGTAACAGCTACTAGTGTAAGATACTTACGTATACCAGAAAAAGTTATTTGGGGATATGTCGTTATAAATGATAAAGCCTTATACAATGCTAATACTAGTGTAAACTTTGCTTTACATCCTTCGGAAGAAAGCGACTTAGTATTTAGTATATTGCAATTGGCTGGGATAAATATGGATAAAGAACTTTATACTATAGCGGCAACTGAAGAAAAGAAATCAATTCAACAAGAAAAAATGTAAATAAATGGGATTAATAACAGAAACCGCAAGCGCATATTATAATGGTAGTAATCATGGTGATTATCAATTTGTTTCTTTAAATGATATTATCCAACAATTCATGATGTTTTATGTTGGAGAAGATAAAATAATAGGTAATATAAAAAGAACTGATGTTGCTTTTCATGCTCAAAGAGCTTTAGCGGAATTATCTTTTGATACTTTTAAGTCTGTAAAGTCACAAGAAATAGAAATACCAGATACGTTAATAATGACATTACCGCAGGACTATGTTAATTATGTTAAACTGTCTTGGACTGATGCTGCTGGTATAAAACATGTTATTTATCCAACTAGTAAAACAATGAATCCATTTGCTATAAAACAAAATACAGATGGAACTTATGATTTTAATGGAAGCGCAATTCAAGAACAAGATTCAACTACTCATAACTCAGACACATGGAGTAATTATAAAACTAACTCTCCTAATGACAATGTAGATCAATACGATGACGGTACTTATGATTTAGTACAAGGAGAAAGATACGGTATACACCCTGAGCTTTCACAAGTTAATGGTTCATTTTTTATAGATGAATTACAAGGAAAAATCCATTTTAGCTCTAATATTTCAGGAAAAACTGTAATACTAGAATATATAAGTGATAGTTTAGGTGAAGACGCTGAAATGAAAGTTCATAAACTTGCAGAGGACGCTATGTATAAATGGATGATGTTTGCTATATTATCTACACGTTCTAACGTACAGGAATATATAATTAACAGATATAGAAAAGAAAAAATAGCTGCTGTTAGAAAAGCTAAATTAAGACTATCTAATATTAAGCTAGAAGAAATCACTCAAATCTTAAGAGGTAAATCGAAACATATAAAACACTAGTACATGCCTGAAATGAAACACAATTTCTTAAAAGGTAAAATGAACAAAGACCTTGATGAGAGATTAGTACCAAATGGAGAATATAGAGACGCTTTAAATATAGATGTATCAACTTCAGAAGATTCTAACGTTGGTACCGTACAAAATATATTAGGTAATAAACTTATAAACACATACCCTGTTACCGCTTCACCCGCAACATTTCTTCCTTCAAACGCAGTTTGTGTGGGTTCTATTTCTGACGAAGCTAACGATTCTTTATATTGGTTTGCAACTGGTGATAAATTTCAAGAATTACATTATTTAAATGGCGAGCCTCAAATTCTTCAAACAGTTCCATTTTACGAAAAAGACATGATACTTAAATACAAAGATGGTGATATAACACCTGTCTTTGTGGATATAAATACGGTTTTTATATCAAATGAGTCTGGTAATACACATAATTCTTTAGCTGTATCTAGTATAGACAACATAGGTAAAGGAACGACTGTTACTGGTTATACAGATAATGGTACTGGTTTTGTAGAAGAATTTACAGGTATTGTTGAGGACTTTGGTGAGATAGCGGCGAGTAATGTTGGCTGGACACCTAATTATGACACTGTTCAAGTTCTTAATCCATCAGCAAATCCTAATAATCCATTTTCAGCTCAAATTAAGGCTATACCAATTCCTGGTCCTACTGGAAGTTTCGGCCCATCATCTCCCCCAACTTTATTAATAGACGCCCCATTTCCTGGCCAAACCTTAGGTATAGGTAACGTTGTTACTGGATCTTATATTAATGTTGGTACTGAAGTAGTAAACATAACCTACCCATCAAGTTATTCTGGACAACCAGGAACATTTAACTCCGTTATAGAGGTCGAATTAAATCAATCAGCTATAGCCGTAGGTCCACACCCTTGGAATATACAAGTTAATTTTACAAATCCTGGATCAACTGTACCACAACAAGTATTAAATAACGTTTTAACTATACCCGGAGCACAATGGGGTAATACACCTACTAGTCTTGGCATGCAAGTTGGCATGTTTATTGTTGGATCTGGAATACCGCAAAATGCCTCAATACACTCTATAGATGAAACAACGTCAAGTACAGAAAGTTATATAACAATAGTATTTCCAGATGGCTCGCCAGCCCCTGTAACTAACACATCAGGAGGCGTTTTAAATGTATACGGAAGTGGACTGCTTGAAAAAGTTATTTTAACAAAAAGTTTCCAACAAGGTAACACAGCTGTATCTTATCCTCAAGTTGATTACTTAGTATTTAAAAGCAATAAAGTTTTAAATTTTCATAAAGATAGATTAATCACAGGTATAAATATAATAGATGATATGCTTTTTTGGACAGATAATCATTCTGAACCTAAAAAAATAAATATAGAAAGATCTATTCGTGGTACGGATAAAGATGGTTTACACCATACTCATTTAGTAAACGACGCTAGAGATATAGGTATTATAGGTGAAGCAGTTCCTGTAGAAGAGCAACATATAACAGTTATTAGAAAAGGACCAACAAACGCACCTTTATTAGATATTGAAACTGAAAGACCTAAAGAAGGTGTAACTACAATTACAGATGCTTTTTTAGTGCCATCCGCTGGTATACCTTTATTACCTGAGCAAACAACAAATATTACAATTAATCCTATAAACAATGCGGTGTTTGAACCTGGTGATATTGTTTTGTTTCAAAGTGCTAGTGCGATTAGCCCGTTACCCGATAATTGGAAAGTAAAAGCTGAATTAGAGAGTTTAATATCATCTGTCAGTAATGAATGGAGTGTAAAAATTTTATCTATAAAATCAACTATAGCTGCTGGAGCACAACAGTTTGACGTTATGCAGGATTTAGCGCACTCCGAAAGATTATTTAAATTAAAATTTCCAAGATTCGCAACTAGATATAAATATGAAGATGGTGAATATTCTGTATTTAGTCCTTTCTCAGAAGTTGCTTTTGTTCCTAGTGAATTTAGATATAGACCGCACGAAGGTTTTAATGTGGGAATGGAAAATACAGCTACAAAAATAACGCTAAAAAACTTAATTCCTAGAAATATTCCTGATGACGTCGTTCAAGTAGATATATTATATAAAGAATCAGACGCTTCAAACATATATTTGGTAGATAGTATAAAACCAAAAGATCCAATTCCAAGCAATAAAAATAGAAACTATTGGAACGAAACTTGGTATGGGGTGAGTGGTAGTGGAATTACAAAGGGTAAATATGAGATCACATCTGAAATGATACATGCTACTCTACCTGAAAATCAATTATTAAGACCTTGGGATAATGTACCAACCAAAGCTTTAGCACAAGAAATCACAGCGAATAGATTAGTTTATGGTAATTATTGGCAAAACTATGATTTAACAAGAGAAGATGGTACTGATTTTAAACCAGAATTTAATGTTTCTCTTAAAACTTATTCTAGTACTCTAAATGATAAAAAATCTGTTAAAACACAGAGAGAGTACCAAGTTGGAGTGAGTTATTTTGATGATTATGGTAGAGAAACTCCTATATTAACAGATCAATCTGGTACATTAAAAATAAAAAAGGAAACGTCTAATAAAGTTAATAGATTAGCTGTTCAATTAAAAGGTCAACCACCAGCATTTGCTAAAGCATATAAATTTTACGTAAAAGAATCATCCACTGAATATTATAACTTAGCTATGGATAGATATTATGATGATGAAAGTGGATTTGAAGATAACATGTGGTTAAGTTTTTATTCTAATGATAGAAGTAAGTTAGAAGAAGGGGATTGGATAGAGTTAAAGAAAGGTAGTTTTGAAGAGCACATTAAAGAAGATGCTAAATATAAAGTTTTAGCTATAGAAAATGAAGCCCCAGAATTTGTTAAAAGAAAAAGAATCCCATTAAATACCGAAGTACATAATGCTACTAGTAATGATTTTTTTATTGATGATAATAATCTCCCAACGCAAAACAAACTACATTTTGACGTCAATGGTGCACTTGCCGCCGGTACGTCTATTGATGAGCTTTATGATATAACCAAACCTTTAACAGTTAGATTTTATGATAGCATACAAACAAGTAAAACGTATAAAGTCACCCGTGTTGCAGCAATCAACCCTTCACTCGCGGGTGGTGACAGCCAAGGTAATGATTTTAGAATATCAGTAGAATTTCCATTTGGAGATGACGTGATATTTATGGAGGACACGTCTGGTGCAACTACCACAATAAAAGATGATGTCGCTTGTGAAATTAGTTTAGATGAATATAGAGAAAGAGCAGAGTATGAAGGAAGATTTTTTGTAAAAGTACTTAAGGATTCTAACTTGTTAACTCATGTTGTTGATTTTGATCTAAGTTCTAATCTATATACTTCAGTTAGTCAATCACTTTATTATTTTGATACTTTAAATATAGACGCTGGTGATAATACTAAATGGTTAAGAACAGCTTGGCAAAGTGGATTTTTACATCAATCGGATGAAGGAAACTGGTGGGATTATTTAGATTGTTATAGAAGATGGTCAAGATACTTTGGAGATGTAGAAAATGCCAGCCCTTTAGGATGGGCACCTAGCACAGTGAATAACGTCGCAGATTATGAAGGTCCTAAGTGGTTTATTGATGCGTTACCTTTTGAGGCTTACCAACCATCCGGAACTGATTATGATGGCGGAACAGATGGGCCTAATGAACCGCACATGGCGTGGAGCCATCCTTTAGTTGGTAGTATGGCGCCTTCTACAGTAAATATGATTGATATACCAACTGATAATATTTTTGGTGATCCTGTTAATGGGAATGTTTCTGCTACAGAAATAAAACAAAACGACGAGTACTTAAAACATTTTGGAGGGGTTGATCATACCTTCACTTTACCACCAGGTTCGCATGGCGCTATTACTATATCATATATTGGTATACCAAATGAAATGGCTTCAGTAAAAATTAATAGTTTTGGAGAAGCAAACGCAATGCGGCATGGTTTAACTGATCATAACGATAATCCAGGATGGAATCAAGCGTTTATGGTCGGAGATATGGCTAACGCGTTCACTAGTTCAGAAAACGATATAGTAACTAAGTTGTTAACACCAGGTCAAAGATTTAAGTTTACTAGTGACCCAAATGGGACTATATATACTAAAACAAGTCATAAACAATATCAAATATATAATTTTGTTAACGCGGATAATGGTAAAGTAGGAAGATGGGAGCATGGAGGATTAGAAGCTATAGAGGATTGGAGTGGTGATGCTTGGCAATGGGATAGTGGAATCCCTGGAGTAATTAATGAAGTGGGATTTGGATCACAGGGTATTGTCTTAAACGATCCTGCTGATCAAATTATAAATCCTTTATTCGCTCAAACTAGATGGACTTGCGTGTTGTTTTTAGACAAACCAGTAGGTTGGCATCCAAAAAATGATGGAGGCGCAGATCATGATACACCCACAACGATTGAGTTTTTAGATATAGAACCAAACGAAAATAAAGAAAAAATATTAAATCCTGTAATATGGGAAACAGAACCAAAACCTAGTACTGATATAGATTTATATTACGAAGCTAGTAACGTTATACCTATAACTATGGATTTAGACTGGAACGAACAAGTTTTGCCACTTGGATCTACTGTTGAATGTATTTATGGTGGTGATTTAGACGCGGCATTTGATACTAACTCTAGTTCTAATACATTTGGTCAAGAACTTGATGTTATTTTAACCAATATACATGGTGGTAGAATAATGTTAGCTAACGCTAACGCATCAAATAATTTAACTCTTAATGACAATGCTTTATTAAAGTTTTGGAATGGAAACGAGTATATAACAGTTGCTGTTGAAGGTAGTCAAACAGGACAATTTCAAGGTATAGCTATTATAAATATAGATCCTAATTTTTATAATGGAAGTAGAACGTTAAATTGGTATAACTGTTTTTCTTTTGGAAATGGAGTTGAGTCAAATAGAGTTAGAGACGATTTTAATCAAGTTATTATAGATAATGGACCTAGAGCTTCTACTACAAGTATACTTCCTTATGAGGCTGAAAATAGAAAATACGGTATAATATACTCTGGCTTATATAATTCTCAAAGTGGTGTTAACGATTTAAATCAATTTAGATCTGCAGAAAAAATTACAAAAGATATAAATCCTACTTATGGAAGTATACAAAAACTATTCACAAGAAGAACTAGTTTAGTTACTTTTTGTGAAGATAGAGTTGTAAGAATAACATCAGATAAAGATAAGTTATATAATGTTAAGTTTGTAGATCATATGGGTAATACACCTGAAACAGTTTTAGGTGACGCACAACCTTTTATTGGTGATTTTGGTATAGGAAAAAATCCAGAATCATTTGCTTCAGAGTCTTATAGAGCTTATTTTACAGATAAGAAAAGAGGGTCAGTTTTAAGATTATCAAAAGATGGTTTAACACCTATATCAGATTCAGGTATGAACGATTGGTTTAATGATAATTTAAAATTAGGAAATACTATTCTTGGTAGTTATGACGATGATAAGTTAGAATATAATTTAACTATAAAAACTGATAATCCAGAAACAACAAAAACTATTAGTTATTCTGAGGCTGTGAGTGGCTGGGTTAGTTTTAAATCATTTATACCAGAAAATGGAATAAGTTTAGGTGGTGATTATTATACTTTTGATAAAGGTCAGCTTTATAAACATCATATGCCACTGCAGTACAATGGTGTTAATTGGGTTGATGTTGATGAAGAAAACGCTAAAAACTACAACGTTTTTTATGGGGTTGATTCTTATGAGTCTTATGTTGAACCTATTTTCAATGGTAATCCTAGCGTTATTAAATCTTATAAAACACTATCATATGAAGGTAGTCAATCTAAGATTGATAAATTTACAATAGAAAGCGGTTTTCAAGATTCAGCTGGTAATACTTTTGACATCGGAGACGGTGAGTTTTATAATTTACAAGACAATGTTAAAGGTTGGTATGTTCAAAACATCGTCACAGACCAACAAGAGGGAAGTGTAAAAGAATTTATAGAAAAAGAAGGAAAGTGGTTTAATTATATAATAGGGAAACCTAAAAACGAAAACATTATAGATCCAGAAGAGTTTTCTTTTCAAGGTATTGGTATAGGTATTAGTTCTGTAGTTGGAGATGTAGTTGGGTGTATGGATGCAAACGCATTTAACTTTAATCCGATGGCTAATGTAGCTTGCGCGGCTTGTTGTATAGATACCGTGCCTGGATGTATGGATAGTACTGCTAGTAATTATAACTCAGTGGCTAATGTAGATGACGGATCTTGTATACATACTGGCTGTACAGACCCTACCATGTTCAATTATAATCCTAGCGCAACAGTAGATGATGGATCTTGTGTGGCATTTATATATGGATGCACAGATCCTACTATGTCTAATTATGATCCTACCGCAAACACACTAGATGGCTCTTGTGTTCCATTTATTTATGGATGTATTGATGCTACCGCTCTTAATTATAACTCAACTGCTAATACTGACGATGGAAGCTGCGTATATTGTGTCTATGGATGTACTGATAGTAATTACGCAGAGTATAATCCACTTGCTACTTGTGATAATGGTACTTGCGCTACATTAATATCAACGGTTACTGGATGTATGGACCAAACGGCAATTGATTATGACCCAATATTTACTCATGATTGTAGTGGTGTTTTAGGTGGAACTGATTATAGTTGTTGTACTTATTGTGTATATGGATGTACCGATCCATTAGCTACTAATTACGATCCTTCTGCCACTTGCGACGATGGAACTTGTATAACGTCTATCCCTGGTTGTACTGACCCAACGGCTACAAATTACGATCCAAATGCAAATGTAGATGATGGAAGTTGTGTTATTTGTTCTAATTTAGATATGACTGCTGTAATAACAGTTATAAATGACACAAACTCTAGCCCTTCTTCAGGTAATGGTCAAATAAACTTCGTGCCTAATCAAACAAACCAAGATAATCCTTGGACACTGTCTTTGAATCCTGCTCATGGTGGTTTTGGTAATTGGGATGATTACACTTGGGTTAATGCTAATTCAGCAAACTCTCCTTATACAATTACAGCGACTACTGCAAACGGATGTACAGAAACATATTCTGTTAACGTCGGTTTAGATGCTGACGGGTGTATGGATCCAGCTGCAAATAACTTTAGCGCTATAGCAACTAATGATGATGGTTCATGTACGTACTCTGGTTGTACAGATCCATTATCTAACAATGGAGTAACTACATTTACACACCCTGTAGATGGTCTTACTTACTTAGCAACTACTGATGATGGTAGTTGTGTATATACTTCTGGTTGTACAGATCCAGCCGCTGCAAACTATGATCCATTAGCTAATCAAGACGATGGTAGTTGTTTATATGATGGTTGTACAGATCCAACAGCAAGCAACTACGATCCATTAGCTAATCAAGACGATGGTAGCTGTGAATATTGGGGATGTACGGATCCTAATAATAGTGCATATAGTTCTAGTTTCACCCACAATTGCGATGGAACAGCTATAGGTACTACTCTCCCTGGTTGGGATGATTGTTGTGCCTCTTGTTTTGACTCGTTTGGAAATCCAATACCTAATTATAGTTTAAATACTGGCGCTAGTCAATTAAGTACAACATATAGTTTGTTAAATGGTAAATTACATGTTAACCCTGGTTCAAATAATAGTTTTTCTTGGACAGGTGTAGACTCTCAATCAGGTACGGTTAATATCGCAAATCCAACTAGCCACGTGATTGACAATCTTCCTCCTGGAGATTATACAGTTGTTGTAACTAATATAAATGGATGTGTTGATAGTTCAACTTGGACGATAACAGAAGATACATACGGGTGTACGGATTCTACAGCTACAAATTATGATCCTAATGCGAATGTAGACGATGGGTCTTGTATTTATCCTGTTAATGGATGTACTGATCCTAATGCTCAAAACTACGATCCTTTAGCAACTGTAGATGATGGAAGTTGTATAAGTTGCGATGGTGTAAGCTTAAGTGGTCTTGCTTACGTATCACAACACGCTTCTATTTACGCATCTTCAAACGTAAACATGAACAATGTAATAGGTTCTGGTTTTACACCAGGTGGTTGTAATGGTGTTGTTGGTGCGCATTGTGACCCTGAAGTAACCGTGCCTTATTTAAATAATGGAATAGCTGGTCAAGGCTACGTAGTTAAAGCTAGCGTACCTGCTAATCACCCATCCCATCCAAATCATCCAGGTCAAGATTTAACACCTCCTTCTGCAGCTTGGTTATGGAGTGCTTGGCAAAGTGGTTCTAGTGTAATGCCTCAAACATTTGGTTTATCACCTGCGTTCGCAAGCAATGGAACCGGAGCGAGTTATGAAGAAAATAATTTCTTCCAAAACGATCTTATTGTTAATTTAAAACTCAACAATACTCAATCACCTAATTTTATACCTGCTTGTGACAGTAGAAATCTTAGCGTAATGGTAGATGTTTATGGGTGTATGGACAATACTAGCGTCGATGAGAATGATAAAGATTACATAACGCTTGGTCAGTCAACTGGTGCTTGGAATTATGATTCAGCAGTTAATAACCCTCAAAACTCTGCGTCTGACACAACTAACGTTTGCTTAAAATGTAGCGATCATACAATGTCTTTCTCTAGTACACCAGTTCTTGGTAACGGTATCAACGCAGATAATACTTGTACCGCAGGTGCGGGTAGTGGTGACGGGGCGTATAATGTTACGTTTGACTTTGGCGCAGATTTCAATTACTTTAATCAATCAGTTATACATCTAGAAATAACAGGTGCATCAGGTAATGCAGCAACATCTGGTTATAATCAAGACCACTGGTATAACGACCCAATAGCAGGACCTAATAGCGTTTCGCAAACAATGAATTATTCTGATACAGCTCTTGATTGTGGTATTTATGAGTTCACTTGGACTTGGAGTAAAGAATACACAGATTTAACTGGTAACACTAATACTAGAACTTGTCAGAAAACATTTACAATAGAAATTCCAGCAGGATAAAATAAAAAAATATGCCATCAATAGAAATAAATTTTTCAGAAGAAATAAACACATCAGCTCAAGTAGGTGATTTTGTTTATTATATAGAACCTAGTACAGTTGGTGAGTTTTTACAAGCTAATTCAAGCAATATAAGTGTCGTAGGAGATCATACAGTATCACCTCCTGTGCCATACGCTATATCTAGTATATCATATAGCTCTCCTAGTAGTATAACTATTGACTTTCCAAGTAACGTTACGATAACTCATCCACCAAATGGAGCTTATATAATGTTTGGCAAAAAGAACCAAACTAACATGTCTGGTTTAGTTGGGTATTATGCGAAAGCTAGATTTCAAAACAATTCAAAAGAAAAAGCGGAGTTATTTTCCGTTGGATCTAAAATACAAATAAGTAGTAAATAATTATGTCGTTAAAAATAAAAAACTTTAAAATAGATGTTTCAAATCTTCCAGTATCTGAGACACGTAGAGCGTTTACTATAACAGGTAATCCAGGGGCTATGTTTACTCTTTTTATTAATAACGAAGATTCTCCAAAAAAGTATTATAATTTTGATACTGAAACATTTACAACTACTTATAAAAGACTTGAAAGAGTAGAAATACCTAGTTCTGGAGTTATTAGTGGTAGTATAGTTTTTCCTACAGTCACAGATAGCGATCATTATGATATATTTTTAATAGCAGAAAAAGGTACAGAGCACATGCCTTATAACAAGGTTTTAAAAGAAGATGATACTATAGATTACGCTTTAACAACAGGAGCACCTTCAAGTATGATGAAGAAAGTGATATATCAATACACTAACACAAGAATAACATTTGCGGTAGCAGCAAAAGCAACATCAGGACAATACGCTACTATGCCAACTAGTTTACATATAGATGGTCTTCGCTCCTCTACTACCCCGCTTAAAAAAGACATTGATTGGACAGTAACAGCACAGCCAGCAGTGGCTGAAACATACGCTTTAAGTGTAACTAGACAACCTTTAGACACTGATTTTGAAGTTATGCAAACTGTAACTATTAATGGTAGCGCTAGTAGTAGCACAACAGTTGTTGTTGATGATTTAGGTGGTTTAATTATTGGGATGAAACTAGATAAAATACATAACACGTACGAAACTAGTTCTATAGCTACTATAACAAATATAAATAGTAGCACTAAAACTATAACGCTTGACACGGCTAAAAACTATACAGATGGACAGAATTTAATTTTTGTAGGTCAAGGACCTAATGATATAGCTAATTTTACAGAACAAAAGTCAACTTCAACTCAAATATATATTGCAGGAGCGCTTATAAGGTTTGAAGACTTAAAGGTTAAAACTACAGATTTTACATCTACAGTTAATGGAGCAACATCATCTAGCACATCGATAACAATGGATAGTGTGGTTGGTATACGAGGCGGTGGATCTAGCGAGGCATCTCTTATGGAAGAAGATGGTGTAGAAGTGAGAGGCATTGGTTTTGATAATACTACAAGGCAATATGTAGAAACAGTTAATAATAGTACTAAAGTAATAACTGTAACCTCTGCTCAATCTTTAGCTGATAATACAATACTAACATTTGTGAATTGCGCTAATACAGCTAGAATAACAGGTAAGATAACTGTTCTTAGAATGCCAGTTAACGATGTGACAATAACTTTGGATTTAGAAAACATAGTATTGTCCTCTACGTAGTCTAAAGTAAAAAAAATATAAAAACTGTAACTATAAAGTATACAAAATAGAACAATATGAAACAAATAATAGGATATAAATCTCCATTTAAAAATAAGAAACCTTCACCAGCAAAAGCATTTCCTGTTTGGGCGTTAGCTATACCAGGCTTGTTACAAGCTGGTAGTTCTCTTATAGGTGCTGGAGCAAGAAAAGATGAATTTGAAAATTCAAGAAGGGAATACCAACTAGCAAAAGAAGAATACACCAACATGGAGTTTTCTAATCCATATGCTGGATTAACAAATCCTTACAGAAACTTACAAAACACATATGAAGATTTAACTGTTAATCAAAAAGAAGCTAATTTCATGAAAAGAGAAGCGGCTAGATCTAGAGCAAATATAATGCAAAGTCTAAAAGGTTCTGCTGGTACTAGTGGTGCAGCGAGTTTAGCTCAGGTTTTAGCTAATAAATCAATAGATCAAAATGCTAAAATTGCAGCTTCTATTGGTAAACAAGAAACCGTTATAAATAGACTTAAAGCGGCAGAGGCTAGTAGATTACAGAAATTAGAGAAACAAGGTGAGTACCAAACTGATGTATTAAGAAGAAAAGGTGAATATCAAAAACTTTTACAAGAGCAACAACACCAACAAAATCTATACTCTATGTCTATGGATAGATATATGGCTGCCAGCGACGCTAGGCAACTCGCTCAAAAACAACTTTGGGATGGTTTAGGTAATTCAGCGTCTTCTTTTTTAAAAGGATTACAAATTTCAGGTGGAAAAATGACATTAGATAGTTTTACAACTAATAAAGACAAAAACAAAGACAACAACAAAGACAACAACGAAAAATCAGACAATAATGGCGAAGAAAACAAATAATAAAAAAGACGATCTTTTTGGTAGTAAAGATTTTTCAATAGTAGATCCTATTTTTGGGGCGACAGACGAAGCAGCGTTAGCTGGTTTATACAAAGAAACTGGTAGTAATATAGTAGAGAAACAAGCCGCTATATATAAACGTGAAGGCATGGGTAAAATGCTTCAAAGACAACAAAATCTTGGAAATATTTTTGATGATGTTATTGATCTTTGGGAAATGAAAAAAGTTAATGAAATAAATAAATATAACAAAGATGTATTAGCTCAACCAAAATTTGATAATAGTGATATATTTGGTAATATAGATTTTACAACTGAAATAACTAATATAAATACTAAATGCGAATCCATTATAAGTCAGTTATCTAAAATGAATGGAAATGAAGAGGGTTATAAAGAATTGCGAAATGAACTAGAAAGCTTGCAGTCTCAAATAATATCTTATAACGATGTCAATCAGAAATTGTTAACAATACGAAACCTTGAAAAAAGAGGGTTAAGAAACGAATGGAGTGCCAACATGGATGATGACCAAATTGCTATGTGGGAAGATATAATGAAAAGTAATGGTGAAAATATAAAGATAGTTGATGGAAAAGTAATATGGACAAATCCAGGTATACAAGGTATTCTTGGGACTAATGATTTAGGGGATGCGTTTTTGAATCAGTCTGGATGGAGTAAAACTACCAATATATTACAGTCAATTAGAGATGGATATATAACAGACGCAAATGGGAATCAAATAGAGATTTCTACTGATTTTTCAGAAGAAAACGAAAAGATTATGAATCTTCTTACTGGTACTGTAAATGGCGTTTATAGTCCTTTACAATTACTAGAAGAGATAACTAACATGTCAAAAATGTCGGGAGTAGAAGGCGCGCCTGATATAGAAAAAATAAAGGAACATTATGAAATAGAAGATTACGAACATGAAGATTATATAGAAAATCTTCAAAATGCTTTAATAGCATTAGGCCCTGAATATGAAAAGCTACTTGGAGAAAACGGTGCTGATGGTAAATGGGGGCCAGATACAGAGAAAGCTTTTAAATTGTATCTTGAAAATAGAGATGAAATAATGGATTCTGTTACTAGTACTTTTATGGAAACAAATGAAGATGCTTTTTTTAATAAAGGTCAAATTGGTGGAGGAACAGAAATAGATCTTAATGAAATAAATGTTGAAGGGCCTCAATTAAAATCAGATGCTTGGGTTGCTTTAAGAGATTTTAAATATAATCATGTTGATGATTTTGTTAATAGAGGGGGAGTTTATGACTCAGCAGAATACCAAAATACTTTGTCTTTTGAGGTAAATAGAATGCTGATGAAAATGAGCGCGGAAGATTTAATGTCTACTATATTTGATAGTTTAAAAGGTGGTAATCTACACGAGGGTTTTGCCGATACCACTGGTTTTCTTAAGTTAATAATAGAAAACATACCTCAATTTGCAAACATGGCGGAAATGGATGCTATAAATTTATTAAGAGAATTAGGGCCATATACTCCATTGGGAGATGAAAATGGAGTTATGTCAAAAGACACAACATTATTAAATATGTTTCAAGAATGGTTGATTTCGGATTACTTTACAGGCGCAGTTGAAGGATCTGGAGTAGATATAGAAGGAGAGGGAAGCGCCGGTGTTAAGTATGGGGCACTCCATAAGATGATAGAAGACATAAAGAAGAAAAAGAAAAACTAATATGATTAAAAACTTAAAGTCTCCATTAAAACAAGAGTGGGATTGGACAGGCATAGGTGATGAAGATAAAAAAATAGCTCAAAATCTCATCAACAATGGCATGATACCAATTGAAGTGCCTGATCATGCTTGGGTAGAACATGGTAGCGCTTATTGGGAAGATGAGAAAACTGGTAGAATTTTATCAGCGTTTTATGATATGCATGATCTTTCTCCTACTGGAGCTTGGAGTCCTGAGTCAAATTTTATTGCCTTAGATGCTTTTGTTTACGGTAGAACTATGGAAGAACAAGAAACGTGGGTTAAGCAACAAGAGCAATTAAAGAAAGAAGAAGAAGAGTTAGCGATTAAATTAGAAGAAGAAAAAAAGAAAAAAGAAGAAGAAAAAATACTTAAAGACTTAGAAGAAACTGAAGATATACTAAACCAAATTAGAACTGGTGAAGCGTCAAATGGTGCTTATGAAATGGGGCCGTTAGAAAGACAATTGTGGAGTGATATGTTTAGTGGAATACAGGTTTCAGAGAAAGATTTTGATGATGCTAGACAAGCAGATAGAGATACGTACCACGAATGGAAAAATCCAAAAAAGTCAAATGAAAGTAAATCATTAGATGACCAAGTAACCTATATTCCTCATCTACCTGATGTAACAGTAGAGATTTCTGAAGAGCTTATTGAAAGAGGTGATGCGGTATTTGTAGGTCCCTTAGCTGATAAAGATGGTATTGATAATGATCTTGATGGGGAGATAGATGAACCAGGGGAGACTTTAATCATGACGTACGAGGAACTTTATGCTGACTTTGATCCATATGAAGATATAAATATAAACTCTGAAAACGCAGGGCACGTATACACGTATTTAAGGGGTTTAAAAAACGAAGAAATAAAAAAGAAAACAAAAGAGGATCTTAAAACTCAAGGCGCTATTAATCTTGGCTTTAATTCAACACCAGAGGATCATTATAGAGCTGATATGAATCCAGATATACCAACAGTTATTTTATCAAGAGATGATTTTGTTATTTACGATGGAGATGGTGCGTTAGATTACGAAACAACTTTAGAAGAAGCCCAATCATCACCAGATATATACGAAATTAAATTAAAAGACTGGAAATATAACGAAAATGGCCTACTTGTTCCCGTTGATATGAGCTCTTTTCAAAATAGATTATCAGAAATAGAAAGTTCAGATAAAGATAAGGATGAAAAAGATAAAGATATTGAAAGGTTGATAAAAGATTATGATGAATTTATTAGGTTAGAGCCTTATACAACTGGAGAATTAAATGAAAAAGTTAAAAAAGATAAAGAAAGATATAATGATTATATTGATGGTAAAATAGATTCTGAAATAATCAAAGAAGAAGGATTAGATAATAAATTTTATAGTCCTAAACTTGGGTTTATGACTGCAGAAGAGTTTGTTTTTAGACTTGAAACCTCAGGATATCCAAAAAATAAAAATGGAAGAGAACGTTTTATTAATGAGTATTTTATAAAAACTCCAAAAGAAATAAAAGAAGCAAAAATACAACGAGCTAGTGAAATTATAGAAAAAGAATCTTATGAAACGCTGTTGGATATCACGCAGAAGAAGTCTACTCCTGTTGGAGAAATATATCGAGTATTAACTGATCCAAACGGATACTTTAGAAAATATAATTTAGCTGTAAATGCGGTGGATGATTCTGGTTATGACGCTGTAAGAATATATATTCCCACGATTAAATACATGATGCTTGACGCTGATATATATGGAGGTGAGAGCTTTTATGAAGGCTATAGTCATCTTGATAATTATAATGAAGACAGAGGTATTCTTGAAATATTTAAGAACGAGGGTGGACAAATTGATTTTTCAGAACAACAATTAAGGCATTTATTCGCTCTATTAGACAAGCAAATAAAAGATCCAAGAGGTAATATACCTTTATTAAACTCTTTGTTTCATGATGAAGTTGGAGAAAAGATTGATTATGATTATAACCCCGCTAAAGAGAGAAAAACAACTTTAGATAACAGTCTTAGAATACTTTTTGCCCAACAGAATAAAATGAGGGATATGATAACAGGTGGTTACTGGACAGAGGAGGATTGGAAAGATTGGGTCAAAACCGATTCAAGGCAAGTTGCAATAAGAAAAGAGATTCAAGAGGAATTAGATAATGATTTTAATTATTATTTTAAAGACGCTGGGTTACAACTTCATTTTACAGATAATAAATTAAAACTTAGTAGAACTGACGGGATGTTTATGTATGATGCTAAAGGTACGAAACTACCATATGGATCAAGCCATATTTATTTTGAACATACCATGGAGAGTGAGTCTAAAGCAGTAGGTGGTTTATCAACTGATGTTATAAGTTATTTAGCTCATTTTATAACTAAAAAAGAAATGCAGACTTTTGAGACTAAAGCTGTAAAATACCAAAACGGTAAATTAATTGATCCATTAAAAGAACGTGCAGAGGAGATAGAAAAAGAAATATCTATAAATGATTATACTGAGAAACAGGTAATGCAGCGGTTTTTTAAGAATAGGGAGATTACTCTTGATTTTTCTACTGCGGAAACAAAATATTCTAAATATGACGTTCCTATTACGGGTGGAACTTTTGAACTTCCAGAAATAGAGATCAACACAGGATTTTTAAATATTTTTAAAGACAAGGATGATCCAAGTAAAAGCGAGTTACCTAGCGTAACAACTCAAAAAACAAAAGCGGGCGTATCTATAATAGTACCTGGAGTTAGCACTGTCGATGGTATGAAGTTTTTAAGTGGTAATTTTACTAATAGTGATTGGGTTCCAAAAGAGATACAAGATATAGGTAATAATGCCGCTCAGTATACTCTTCAATATTTCTCTGATGCTTTAATGGAGGAAGGTATTAATCCATTTGCAGTGGTTGGAAGTAAAGAAGATTTAATTGATTACCTTAAGACCAACATGTTTAAAGGTAGAGGTGGAGCAAGTTTTACAGGTAGAGGAGCGTTGACAGATGAGCAAGGTGATTTAGCTTGGACGTGGTATAAAGCTATATATAATGAGTATTTAAACGATGCTTATGGTATAAGAGAAACCATGTATACTGAAGATTTTGTTAAAAAACTTCAAACTTATGCTCAATCTCAGATTGAAAATAAAGATTATCTTTTAACAACTGATAACGGAGATCTGTACATTGATAGAGATGGTAACGAATTAATACTCAGTGATGATGAAATACAAGCAGATATAAATAAAAGATTAGATATAAACACCGATTTACTTGACCGTGCTTCAGAGACAACAATGGTCGCTTTACAAGATTGCTTTAAAAACGGTTTTCACGTTGATATTAGTTTTACTGAAGATGGTGAGATAATTTTTAACGGTATAATTAAAATTGACCCTGAAAAATACGATGAATATAATAAACTCAAGCAAGACCAAAAGTTAGGAGAATATGACTTAGTTGAAGAAGGGATAGGTACTTTAGTTGAGACAGATGAGGCTTTTGCAGAAGCACCATTAGCACAACAATTGTGGGAGGGTTTAAAATTAGGGAAAAAACCAGCAGTCGAATATGGCTTTGAAGTTGGTGGTGTGCCGATAACTACAGATGTTTTTACTGTTATAGATGGAAAGGCTTATACAGAATCAGAGTGGAGTAAACTCATTGTTGAACATGATAAATGGAAGGCGGAAAAAAATGCTTTAGCTGGGGTTACAGATAAAGAAGTATTAAAAAAGAAATTAAAAGTTCTTATTCCTGAAATGCAAAAACTTCAAAACATGATATATAGAGGGGGTAAAAACAGAGATGAGATTCAAAAATGGTTTGACGAGAATCCTAATGCAAAAATACAAAAAGAAAAAGAAAGTGATGAACAGTACCAAGCGTTTGTAGAAAATATACAAAGCGGGTCACAAATGAGTAGATTAGAACTTTTAAATCTTCCAGAAGATCACGCGAAAACCGTGATGAATTTATATCATGCTATAGATATTTACAATGACACTAGAAATGAGGTAAAATCAGATCGTCAAAAAATGATTAATGGAGAGGTAAAAAGAAAAGAGAAAGACTTTCTTTTAGCAATAGCCCAAGGAGAAACGGGAATGGAGACTAGTTATTGGGAGAACTGGCGAAGAAGATCTGGAAGAGGTTTTGATAAGTTATACATGGGCCCAGCAGCACTATTTGGTCATGAAGGGGCTCAAGATGCGTTGTTAAAATATAATAAATCTGCTCAATACGAAAAATCTTACGGGTGGGGAGAAGGAGACAATTGGGGTGCATTTGGTATGGTTTGGGCAGATCAAGGCGCTAATATGCTTATGTTTGTAAGCACAATGGGAGTTGGTACAAGTGTTTTTGGACTTAGTAAAGCTGGGGCTATGATTACTCCATCAGTTCTTGTTGGAACTGGATCTGGTGGTAGTAAATATGTTGAATTAACTAGCTTACAAGAAGACGCTGCAAATGCCCAGTTGCAATTAGACGCTTTAAAACTTAATTATGAAAAAGGCAATGTAACTCCCAAGAATTTTAGAAATCAAAAAATGAGACTAAATGAAGTTATAGATAGAGGTGACATGTCTCAAACTCAAAAATGGTTTTCTGTTATATCCACAGGTTTTATTGAGATGGGTTTTACATACGGATATGGTAGACTTGGTATTGGTGATATTGGAATTGCAAATAAGATAACAAAAGCCTTTTCTAAAAATACAAAAGGTTATAGAGGTTTATCAAGTTATAATCCTTGGGTGGGTGGTAAAGAAGCACTAAAAGGCATTGGAATACAAACCGGTGGTGAAATGCTAGAAGAAGGTAGTATATACGGTGCAACAGAGTTTGTTGATGGTATTATTTTTCAAAGAGATGGTGATTATAGTCAAATGTCTAAAGTTTTATGGGATGCGGCCGCTATGAGTAGTAGTGCTGGATCAGTATCAATAACTACCAATACGATGTTAAACCACAACTTAAAGATGGAGGCGCGTCGTAAAATGGAAGAAGATATACAAACTTTAAAAGCGTTAGAAAGCAATATAGCAGATATAGATGAGCAAATACTTAATATACAGCTTGTAGCAAAAGATACAGATATTGAAATAGATAATAATGAACTTGCGCGTTTAAAAAAAGAAAGAGATATTGCAAACCAAGATCTTAGAGATGGAATGCAAGAATTAGTAATAAATTGGCAAGATATGCATGTTCGTTTATTGGGAATGAGTGAGGGTGATCAAAAACAAATATATGAAAATAGTAGACTTCTAAGTAATTATCTTTTAGAAGCTGGAATACTACAAGAGAACGCTAGTAACGAGAACCATGTCAATGCTAAACTAGAAATATATAGAAACAAATTAAATAAAAAGAAAGCTGGTTCTGGAGATGCTTGGATAGAAGGTTATCGTAAATTATATAATTCTAACGAAGATTTAAAAGATGCTTGGACACCAGAAATTGCTACTGAATCTATATATGGTCCTGATTATAAAGAAAATGGATCAAGAAAAGAAATAAAAGATATAATACAAAAAGACAAATCTAAAGAAGGAAAAGAAAGAAAAGAAGCCTATAACAAAGCTGATGAAATCGGTAAGTTACGTATAGAACTAGATGTTATACAAAGGCTTCATTTAGACAACGCTACTTTAGAAATGAAACAAGATGAGAAAGTTACAACAACGGTAGACAACGCTGTTTGGAGCCAAAAAACATACGAAATAAACGGTGTAAAATACAATTCTAAAAAAGAATTTATAGATGAAATAAAAAGATTAAATGAAGAAGGAGAAGGAGGTGAGATTAAAATTGACGTTCAAAATGATCATCAAGCAAGTTTACTAGCTGATAACATTCTTCATAAAAACAACGAAACAACTTTTGTATCAGATGGAGAGGTTCAAACAAAACCAGATGAAGACGTTAAAGTTGATAAAGACGTTAAAGTTGATGAAGATGTTAAAAAAGAAAAAATTAAACCAAACGTAACAATAACAAACACCACAAACACTCAAACTAAACAAGAATGGGAACAACAAAATAAAGGTAAAAAAGGAGTTGTTGAAGATAGAAAACAAAGACTTAAAAAAGAGCAGGAGATATATGATTACTTAGCTAAAACTCATTATGCGGGTGGAGTTAGAGATTTACGAACATTTGAAAACGATAAATCAACAACAAAAGATATAGCTAATATAGTTGAAGACGCTACAAATAGAAAATTAGAATTTGAAGAGACTGGTAGCTTTGATGGTCTTATAGATAAAGTTCAAGAACTACGTAGAGAATATAAAATAACCGCTCAAGAAGCTATAAAGATGGTAAGACATCTGATTAATAATAGAAAAACAATAGAATCTAATCATAATGGTTTTCTTTTAGATAATAAATTTTTTGTTATAAACGAGAAACAAGCTAAGCAAAGAATAAAAGAAGATTTAGATGTTACTGGTGAAAACAAGTTTTTACAAGGAGCCGCTTGGTTACATGAAACTGGTCATTACTTAGATAATATAACTAAATCTGTAGAAGAGATTTCACAAAAAGGAATTTACTTAAATGAGTTTTTATTAAATGAAAAAAGTGAACGTGCTCAAGTACTAAATGAAAATGTTGAGAATGATCTCAGAAGAATGTCTGATGGAGATGGTACTTATTTAGGTAATAATGAAACAATAAAAGATATAATTGAAGAAAGAAAAACTGCGACTGGAGATAGGTTAGATAGAATAGACAAGATTTTAGATGAATACATTAGAGAAGTAACAACTAAGATGAAACATGAAAACTACGCTAAACTACGTAATGATGTTATAAAGAGAGGTAGAGGTACGTTTGCTAGATTTACAAATAAAGATTATAAGGTTAAAAACGCTAAAGAAGCAGCTTATGAAGTAGTAAGCTTTATAGAGGATTTCAAAAAAGGAAGATTAACAGAAGCTTATAAAATTCAAATAGAAGCTGCCAAAGGAAGAAAGGATTTAGCTGGAGACGTTAGAGGTGAATTACAAGAGTCAACTACGGTAAAAGGAAAAACAAAACAAGAAGTAATAAATAATTTAGTTAGAGATAAAGAAGGGTCTGTTATTACTAAGAAGCAATACGATGACATGCTCAATAAAGGAGCTGATAAGGTAAGAAGAAAAGTTGGTGGGGAATGGACTGTTAAAACAAAACCTCATCCAGCTAACTTACTAACTAATGATCCTAGTAAACCTGGATTTGACGAACTTAACGGTTCTATTAGAAACTTAGGCACTAGAATGGAAGGAGATAGAGTTTCTTTTGTTAAAGGAGAATCTGACTCAATGAGCGACTTCATTCAAGCTGTTAAAGACGAATTAACTACAGCTATTATTAATTATAACCCAGAAACAAAATATCAAGGCGTAGCACAAGGTGATTTATCAGGTTGGTTAGCTCAACATATCATATATAAAAAACCTGGTGTTATAGATAAGTTCAAAAAACAACAAGAAGCACGTGCCGCCGCCAAACAAGGTGGTGAGTACAAAGGAGACGGTACACTTGACGTAGGAACAGTGGAAGGAACTGTTGTTTTTGCTAGAAAGTTAGGGTTTACAGAAGATGTTATTGGTCAAGACGAGAATGGAAACGATATAACTAGGAATGCTTTTGATTTAATAGTTGAAAAGAAGTTCAACGAGGTAATAGCACAAGACCCTAAGACTTATAAAGATACTAAGAGTTTAATAAAAGATAACGACGCTGTATTAGTCGAGATCTTAAACATGGTAGCAAAAGAATTTGGTGTAAAACCTAGTAAACTAATAAAGGATTCTGCTTTAACTACTGACGAGAGAACATCGATACAATTAAAAATCAATTCTATTGGAGCTAGGTCGATGTTAAATATGATGCCTGAGGCGTTTAATTCTTTAGGTGATGCCAACGGTGTGCAACCAGTGTTTTTAGATGGTGGTAAAGGAAAGGCTATAAATTCTGAAACTGGAGAAACGAATCTAATATACACCGCACAAGAAGGAAGGGTAAAGACGACGAAACAGAGAATTGGTAATAAGATAGTATACGGCACATCGAAAAAGAAAGGGGGAGGAAAGGGATTAAAGATACAAAAGAAAAACTTTGTTGAAAATATAAATGAAGCAGATTATCTAGACATGCTCGGTATTACTCCTGTAGGAGTGAAGAGAAGATTTAGAACAGAAGATAGAGTTGTAGACGGGCCTTTGAGAGGATCTGTAATGCAGGTTGCTATTATTATAGCAAATCAATCTGTAACTAAAATAGCTGAAGAGAAAGGTTTAATAGGATTACAATCTATGAAAGATGGTAAAGGAGATCTTATGCTTAGTTCTATTATAGATGGGTCTAAACAAGATTTAATTCAACATGTATATTGGGATGGTAGAAATAAATTCCATTCTCAATTCGACAACGTTATATTAGACCCTACAAATGAAACAAATTTAAAAAATCAAATTACAAAAGCTTTTAATGAAACTTGGCCTTATGGAGAGGTTGTCAACGAAAATGGAAAAGACGCTTGGATAGGTAGTGATGGAGTTAATTATAGAAATAAGTTAATAAACTGGTACTCTAAAACATTACGTGAGAACTATCTTAAATACACAAAAGAAGATGTTGTAATGGATGGGAAAGATGTAAATAGTTTCCGTGATTTTTTAATGGCTGAAGATTCTAAAAGAGACGATGGTTTTGATAGTATATCTAAAATACTTGAAACAGATCCTATAACTAAGTTATTTAGAGAGCGTTTAGAAATAAATAAAAAATACCAAAAAACCAACGCTGATAGCTATGTAACAAAACTACAAGAAGAAGGTTTAACTGAAGAGCAAGCTAGAGAAAAGGCTTTAGGAGAATACATTAGAAATAAAAGTTTCTTAGAAAACGGTACAATTGATCCTGCTAGAGGAATGACTTTTGGAGATCAAAAAGTTTTAAGGTTAAGAAATGAAGAATCACAATCAAAATACGGTAAGAATTTTAAAGAGTTAAATAAAGAACAGAAAAAGATTATAGAAAAAGCTATTCCGGGAAGACATAATGAAGTTTACACTCAAGAATTTTTAACACATATATATCCTGGGTTAATAAGTTATAAAAAAGGACCTAAAGTTTTAGATAAAAATGGGAAAGAAGTTAAAGATAAAGTAAGTTACATTATAGAGACTAAAAAAGAAGGTAAAACTATACAAAAGACTATAGAAGTAACAAAAGCTTGGCCTCAAGCTACAACTAAAGATATGTTAACCACTACAAACGAAGATGGATCTATTGATTCACCTATGAGTATAGAAGAAGCTAATGCTAGAAGAAAAGATTCTAACGAGGCAATGAAGTTTTACGATGACATAACAGCTATAGCCGCTGAAAATTCTAAAGCGATGAAAAATGGTAAAGAACATTTCGCTATGCATATGGCAGCTATGAACGCTAATATGAAAACACCTTTAAGAAGAGGTGCTGTATTTACGTACGCTGCTTTGGATGCGCCAGCAACCGCGTTAAAAGATGTTAACGGTAAGAAAAACTTTGAATTTGAACATGGGTTACCAGCTAAAGTAGTTAATGCTTTAATGATAGGTAGACACTGGTTTAACAATGGTTTAAAATTAGAAGATATACAAAAAGCTTATGAAGTTGGTGTGTTACATAGAGACTTTAATGATAATGTAGGTAGATTATTTAAGGAGAGAATGCATTTTAATTATCAAATTGGAGATGGCGCTTTAAAAAGATGGTTAAGTAGATGGACAGCAACAGGGGCAAGTCATGCTCTTTACAATGTATTTACTGGAAAGGTTGAAGGCAGGCAACAAGCTGAAAACCACAAAAGAACAAAAGAAAGTATAAAAGAAAAAACTATTGATAAGGCTATACAAAACTCTAGATTAATAAATGATAATGCGCAATCAAGAGGTATGTCTGCTTTTGATTTTGATGAGACTTTAATTATAGAAGGAGAAAATTTTATAATTGCTAAAAAAGGTAAAGAAACAATAAAGATATCATCAGAACAATGGCCAATTCAAGGACCAGAATTAGCTGAACAAGGGTATGAATTTGACTTTACAGATTTTGTAAATGTAAGAGGTGGAGTTGAAGGACCTTTAATGCAAAAACTTAGAAATAGAATCAATAAATTTGGTATAGAAAACACTTACATATTAACAGCTAGACCAACAGAAAGCGAAACAGCTATAAGAGGTTGGTTAAAAACAAAGGGTATAGATATGCCTTTAAAAAATATAACAGGCTTAGGAAATAGCACTGGAGAAGCTAAAGCGCTATGGATGGCTCAAAAATATGCTGAAGGCTACAACGACATGTATTTTGTTGACGACGCACTACCTAATGTTACTGCTGTTAAAAACATAATGGATCAATTAGATATAAAAGGATCTTCTGTTCAAGCAAAAATACAACTTAGTAGTGACTTAAATAATACATTTAATGATATATTAGAAGAAACAACAGGTATGAAATCTGAGAAAAGATTTTCAGATGCTCAAGCTAAATTAAGAGGAAAAGGATTTAAATTTAGAGGATTAGTACCACCGTCTGCACAAGATTTTGCTGGTCTTTTATATAACTTTATAGGTAAAGGTAAAAAAGGAGAACAACAATTTGAAACATTAAAGAAAGCTTTAATTGATCCTTTCGCTAGAGGTTATGATGAGTTAAACACCGCGAGACAAAAAACAGCTGAAGACTATAGAAGTTTATTAAAAGAATTTCCTAATGTAAAAAAGATGTTAAATAAAAAAGCAGGTGACACAGGTTTCACTGTAGATCAAGCTATTAGAGTTTATTTATGGAATAAAGCTGGATTTGATGTCCCTGGGTTATCTAAAAGAGATTTAAACAATTTAAACTCTTATATTGCAAATGATGTAGATTTACAGACTTTTGCAGATGCATTAGGTATTGTTTCTAAAAAAACAGAAGGTTATTCAAAACCTGGAGAGTATTGGTTAACAGAAAACATAGCATCTGATTTAATGAGTGACGGTGCTATTGGTGACGCTAGAGCTAATTTCTTAGCTGAATGGCAACAAAATGTAGATCAAATATTTTCTAAAGAAAACTTAAATAAAATTGAAGTTTTATATGGACGTAAATTTAGAGAAGCTTTAGAAGATATGTTGTACCGTATGAAAACTGGATCTAATAGACCTGTTGGTAGCAATAGACTAACAAATATGTATATGAACTGGGTAAACAACTCAGTTGGTGCAATTATGTTCTTTAATATACGTTCTGCAGTTTTACAAACTATATCTGCAACAAATTATATAAACTGGGGCGATAACAATGTGTTAAAAGCAGGTTTAGCTTTTGCTAATCAAAAACAATATTGGAAAGATTTTGTTATGATATTTAATTCAGACATGTTAAAACAAAGACGTGCTGGTTTAAAATATAATATCAACGAAGCTGAATTAGCTGCCGCTGTAGCAGGTAGTGATAACAAAGTAAAAGCAGCTTTAGCATGGTTACTTAAAAAAGGTTTTACACCTACACAAATAGCAGATAGTTTCGCTATTGCTAGTGGTGGAGCTAGTTTTTATAGAAATAGAGTTAAAACTTATTTAAAACAAGGTTTAGATCAAAAAGCAGCAGAAGAAAAAGCTTGGTTAGATTTTCAAGAAACAACTGAAGTTGCACAGCAATCAGCAAGACCAGATCTAATATCACAACAACAAGCTAATCCTCTTGGTAGATTAATATTAGCGTTTCAAAACACACCTATGCAGTATGGTCGTATAATGAATAAAGCGTTTAGAGATTTAGCAAACGGAAGAGGAGACGCAAAAACACATGTTTCTAAAATAATTTATTATGGAGCCTTACAGGGAATAATATTTACCGCGTTGCAATCTGCTTTATTTGCTGTTCTTGGAAGCGATGATGATGATGAAAAGGAAAAAATGTTAGATTCAAAAACAGATAGAATGGCAAACTCTATGGTAGACTCTTGGTTATCAGTTTTTGGATATGGTGGTAAAGCTATTAGTACAGTAAAAAACACTATAATGGAATTTAACAAGCAGAGAGCTAAAGATTTAGATGATAATTTTATGACCCGATCAGACCACGCTTATACTTTATTACAAGCTTTAAGCTTTTCACCCCCAATTGGTTCTAAAGTACGTAAAATATATCAATCTACTCAAACAGAAAAATTTAATAGAGATATAATAAGTGAAAGAGGATTTGCTATTGACAATCCTATTTGGAATGCTATTGGGAATACTATTGAAGGTGTTACAAATATTCCATTAGGTAGATTATCAAACAAATTAAACAACCTAAGCAACGCTATGGACTCAAGACACGAAACATGGCAACGAGTAGCATTGCTTATGGGTTGGAATTTATGGGATTTAGGTGTTAAAGATCCAGATATAGTTGCTTTGGGTGAAGATATAAAAGAAAGAAAGAAACAAGAGAAAAAAATAGAGAAAGAAAAAAAGAAATTTAAAGATACACAAGAGAAATTAAAAGAGAAATATCCTGATAAAACAGAAGAAGAGGTTGATAAGGCTATTATAATAGAAGAAAAAACAAAAGAAGTTTTTAATTTAAATAAACGAGAACAAGTTAAAATTTTAGAAGAATATGATTTAAATCCTAAAGATTATCCTAAGGAAAAAGATAGAGTAGATAAAATAATGGAATTATATAATAAAAATCCTAATAAAATAGACTCTTCATTAACAAATATAAAGAATTATGTTCCCTCTAAACAAGAAAAAAGATCTATCGATTTATTTAAAATGAATAAAAAAGATCAAGTAAACTTATTAATGGAATTAGGCTTATCTAGTAAAAAAATTAAAGAATTAAAATACGAAGAAGATAGAGTCAATAAAATAATACAACTTGAAAATAAGAAAAAAGGTAAATAAACTGTAAAACAAGTGATTTTAAGATAATATAAAGACACAAAAAAATGGCAAAAGAATTAAACGAAGATACTACATTTAAAATGAGTGTTAAAACCATGGTGGCTCTTGGTTTTGGTATTGCTACTTTAATAGCGGGTTGGTATTCATTAATGGCGGAAATACAAGAAGCTAAAGAACAACCTGTACCTGTAGATGTTACAATAATTAAAGAAGAGATTTTAAAAGAAATTCCTGAAGCTGAAATTACTAGAATGGAGTTTGATATGAAAGATCAAATGATTAGACAGAGTATTATAACTACTCAACAAGACGTTGAAGAAATTAAAAAATCTATTGAAAAAATAGAAGATAAACTTTATAACAGATGATAAAATTTAGCGCTAAACGGAGAATATTCACGGTGTATATGTTAATCATTATTTTAACTATATTTGCTAATTCTGTTTTTGGGCAAATAACTGTAAAACATTTCAACGCTGAATGGAATAAAGCTAATAGCGCTGATTGGTTTATGGATTTAGAAGATTGTAACACTAAGAGCTATGTTGATATAGGTAAAGATCCAGAAGCACAAAAAAAATATAAAATAGCAGTTGTGCCTACTATCATTATATTTAAAGACGGTGAAGAAGTCGCTAGATTTCAAGCTGATTTAAGTTTTAAAATGTTAGCCACAAGAGAAGAGGTACAAGAAGAAATAGATAATCAATTAATGAGTGATTTTTAATATGGCAACAAAATTTAAACCACATATGATGTATAAAGGTAAAAGCTCTATAATGGCTAATACCCACAAAAAACATTTAGAATTAAAGAAAAAAGGTTATGGGCACACAAAGCCTAAAAATAAAAAGTAAATGAAAAAATTATTATTACTATTATTACTACCTATAATAACTTTTGCACAAAAAGAAGTTATTATACATATAAAAACAGATAGTTATCCAGGGGAAACTAAGTGGACTTTATATAAAGATGCTTATCAAGGTGATACTATAGCTTATGTTCCCTATGGGCATTACACCCAAGGAAACACTATGCATCAGGATACTATTTATATGGCAGATAGTATTACTAATATATCTTTTGTTATATTTGATGGTTATGGAGATGGTATAATTAACGGGGAGTATTATGTTACTGTATGTGGGGATACTATAGTCGATTACCCTACGTCTACGTTTACAACTGGATTAATACATAATAGAACTGTACCACAATGCATGCCTCAACCACCACCATCATCTGGATGTGTTACAGCTATGGTAAATATTAATTTAGATCAATACCAAAGTGAAACAACTTGGAATATAAAAGATTCAACAGGTGCTATTATAGCAGCAGGAGGACCTTACTCAAACGCTCCTGATTATGAACCACAGTTTGAACCAGTATGTTTACCCACAGGTAATCTAACTTTTACAATATATGATTCTTATGGAGACGGACTAGCTGGTAGCTTGTGGGGAGGACAAGATGGGTCTTACTACCTGATACAATGTGGAGATACCTTAGTGCATGGTACCGTTGCTAACTTTGGGACAGATTCCACTCATACCTTTATATCAGACACCTGTGTTCCTCCACCACCAGTGCCAGGATGTATGGATGAGAATTATTTAGAATACAATCCATTAGCAACTATTAGTGACAGTAGCTGTGTAACTATGAAAGTTATTGGATGTACTGATTCAACAATGTTCAATTATGATTCTACCGCTAACTATATGGATTATATAGATAGTTGCGATTACACTCTTATACTACATGATCTTGTAGGTAATGGCTGGGTAGGAAGTAAATTAGAAATATACCAAGGAGATGATACTAGCGTGTTTTATATGAATACACCTAGTTTAAATCAATCCTTTACAATACAATTAAACGCCCCAGAGATAGTTAAAGCTAAATTCTTTGTAACATCACAAGCTCAACACACAGCTTTAGAATGTGGATTTACTTTACGCAATCCAATGGGTGATACAGTGTTAAGTATCACTCCTCCATTTATCGTTCCATTTCAAACTTATACAGGAACTACTTATTGTGGAAACGAATGTATTGAAGTGGTTAATGGATGTATGGATTCTACCGCTTTTAATTACAACTCTTTAGCAAATACAGCGGAACAATGTTATTACGTTCCGGGATGTACGTCTCCTGCGTATCTAGAGTATCATATCGATACATCTAACGCAGTTTATTCAGATTTTAATATACAGGATAGTTGTCAAACTTTAGCTGTGTTTGGGTGCACGGATTCAACCGCGTTTAATTATAATCTCGAAGCTAACGTAGACAACGGTGGGTGTGTGCCTGTGATATATGGGTGTATGGAAAGTTTAGCTTTTAACTACAATCCATTAGCCAATACGCCTGACACATGTATAGCATATTTATACGGTTGCACGGATCCTACTATGTTTAACTATGATTCTCTTGCTAATTCAGATGACGGAAGTTGTATAGAGTTTGTATATGGTTGTACTGATTCTATTATGTTTAATTTTAATCCTTTAGCAAATGCAGAATATAATCCTTCCAATTGTACTCCTTATATTTATGGTTGTACCGATCCTTCTATGCTTAACTACAACCCACAAGCTAACACAGAAGATTTTAGCTGCATATCTTATATTTACGGTTGTACTGATAGTACTGCCCTTAATTATGATTCAACAGCTAATACTGATAATGGTTCGTGTGTGGCTGTTGTTGAAGGGTGTATGGATCAGTCTGCGTACAACTATGATATTGCGGCTAATGTTAATGACTCTGCTTCTTGCTTATATAGCGCTGCTTGTGTCACTGGCCCGGGTAATCCTTATTGGCTTAATGACCCTTGTTACGAATGGGTAATAGAAGTAGATGAGTATTGTTGTGAAAATGAATGGGACACGATTTGTCAAGCTACTTATAGTTATTGTGAAGGAACTTGGATAGGACCATTGCCAAAAAGATTTGATAAAGAATTAATAATGATTACTGATATACTTGGTAGACCAGCAAAACCTGGTAGTAATCAAGTGTTGCTGTTTATATATAATGATGGTACAGTAGAGAAAAAATATTCAAAATGAAGAAATTATTATTAGCGTTATTGGTTATTATAACTTCATGCGCCACTCCTAAAAAATGCTGTGGGCAATTTACTTACAAAGGGCACGAGTATAATATAGATGATATTATAAAAAACCAATTAAAGTTTTCTACAATATATGGAGCTGTGAATGGTGGAAATTCTATATCAGATGTTAAAACATTTTCTATACTTGACGGTTTACAAACTTCAACTATAGAAACTCCATTTGATTATTCTGTAACTATAGGTATTAGAAAGATAGCTAGATTTGGACATGAAAACAAAGCGCAAACATTTTATGATGGTACAGAATCCAATTATACAGACGCCGCTACTGTTGGTAAGGTACAAGGTTTCGAATATTTATTTGAAATAGATTACGCAAGACAACAAGGTATAGACTATATAGATCAACATCATTTTATTAGGTATAGTTCTGATGATAATTGTGATGGTCCTTTATGTATAGATCATTTTGCTGCTAAAGTAGAATATTTAAAAGATGGCTTTGCTGATGTAGAGTATTTTGAATTATCAGAAAGATATAGATATAAGAAAGACAAAAACTTGGCATTTAGTATAGGTTTAACACATAGATTAGCTGAGCCTTATGGATACAATCCTTTAGCTGAATGGATGTTATCAAATGGTAATTTACATTATACGTATTTAGCTTTAGAAGAAGGGTACAATGTAGATGTAGCCAACGATATATACATGGATCCTGATGGAAACATAGTTGCTAATAGCGCTGATGTTTGGAAGGAGGTTGTTATACCACAAGTGCTAGCAGATTATACAACTAAAAAAAGAAATGAATTAGAAAGAATTATACAACACTCTGTTGTTATAGGTTTTGATTATTATAAATACACCAAAAGCAATTGGTTACATGCTTGGGGGAATATACTACCTTATCATTATAATGATGGTAATGAATTTTCGTATCATAATTATGTTGATGGACAATGGTATGATTATTCTGGTGGAATTATATTTGGACAAAAGCTTAGTAAACAATTAGGATTATTTGCTGAAGGTAAATATAATAAATATTGGAATAGAGAGTGGTATGATTTTAAATTTGGTATTAACTATATAATAAGATAAATTATGGCATTTAAAATGAAAGGTTCTCCACATAAAATGGGGACAATAATGGGTACTTCAGCATTTAAACAATTCACTGGAAGCAACAAAGAAGATGTAGTGTCCAAGGAAGAAAAAGAATATGCTACGGCAGGTATACCTGGAATTGTTTATGACGTAGATGGCAACAAAGTGTCTACAGATAACATGGATCATGGTAATTTAACCGAGTGGAAAACTGATGAAGACGGTAGAAAATATTTCACTGTTAAAGAAGACACAAAAAGATACGAGGCGGATACTAGATTTTATTTAAAATCTAAATAAAGACCGTGTATACTTATAAAATTTCCCCATTAAAAGTAGTTGATGGAGACACTATTGATGCTGATATAGATTTAGGTTTTGATATTAAAGTGAAAAAAAGAATTAGGTTTATGGGGATAAATGCTCCAGAATCTAGAACTAGAGACTTAGAAGAAAAAGCCAAAGGATTAGCCGCTAAAGATAGAGTTAAACAATTATTAGATGGCTGTGAAAACGTAACATTGAAATCTCATGGAATAGGTAAGTTTGGAAGATGTTTAGGTGAGATTATGTTAGATAAGATTGATGGTAGTGAAAAATTAACTTTAGTTAGTTTAAATGAATTATTAATAAAAGAAGGTCATGCAGTAGAATATCATGGCGGAAAAAGATAGAATATGATAAATTGGATAAATGGTTTTAATACCACAAACAAAAAAGAAAAATACAAATTAACTTTTAGATTAGGAACTTTTACAGTTTTAGAAATTAAACTTTGTTTATGTGATACGAAGAAATGTGAATGTTCTAAATTTAGATTTATGATATGTAATTTAGGATTTGAATTATGATAAGTAAACATATAAGCTATAAAGAAGCTACACATAGCGCTACAGCTTTAAGAAGGGATTTAGATAATACTCCAAACGATAAGCAATTAAAGTGTATGGAGGAAGTTGCGGAAAACTTATTCGAACCATTAAGAGAGTGGGTTGGTGGGCCTATAAAAGTTAATAGTTTTTTTAGAGGCGAACCAGTCAACACAGCTATTGGTGGTAGTAGAAAATCTCAACATATGAAAGGTCAAGCTATAGATATTGATGACACATTTGGACACAAAACAAATGCGGAAATGTATCATTATATAAAAGATAATTTAGATTTTGATCAAATGATATGGGAGTTTGGTGATAAAAATAATCCTAATTGGTTACACATAAGTTGGGTTTCGCATCGTCCTAATAGAAAAAAATTAACAATAGCCAAAAAAGTGAATGGAAGAACAAAATATATTCATGAGGCACATAAATAAAAACAAATAATATGGCAACATTAACACCAACATTAACGCTTTACAGTACAGACGCTACAAATGATGAATTAAACTTTTCAGTAACAGATGATTTGTCAGTGACAGCCCCTCATATAGCAATGGCTAAAGCTTCTGTATCAACTACAGGGGCAAATAATATTATACAACCAGCTACAGATGGTCAAACCTATTATGTTTATGTAAAACATACAGGCGTAGATGCTAGCGGGTCAACTGTTACCACTACGTTAAATGTAGAACTAACAGGAGACGTAGTAATTGGTAAGTTAGCTGCTGGAGAGTTTATGTGGATGCCAGTTGGAGGGCATTCATTAGGAGTACAACTTCAATCTTCATCAGGAACTATAGTAGCAGAATATGGTTACTGGACAAAAGCATAAATAAATAACTAATAAATAAAACAAACAATTATGGCAACAACAACAGCAACGGTAAGTATTACTAGTGCAGACTTAACGCCTGGAATGGCCTTAGCTATAAACGCTAGCTCAGAAATAATGCAAACCGGCACTACAACTGGCTTAGAATTAGTAGATATGGGTGCAGGTAAGTTAACAGAGGCTAGTGCAGCTGACGCGCTTCACGAAGCTTTAGGTACAGCAGATACATCTAATTGGGTGTATTTGTGTAATACTTCAACAAATAACGAACAATATATTAAAGTAGGTATACATGATACGCTTATAGGTAATTTAGGAGCGGGTGAATGGATGTGGATGCCTTGGAATATGGGTGATACAGATGCAGAAATAAATATTGAAGCAGAAACTAGTGGTACAGTAACTTATGAATACGCAATATTTAAGTCTACTTATACATTACCTGCTAAAACTTAATAATTAATTTATAAATAAAAATAATATGGCAACAACAAACGCAACCATTACTATAAGTAGTGATATAATTAGTAGTTCTCCTATTAGTATTAGCAAGACCATGGAAATGAAAAAGCTTGGTAGCGCAACCGGATTAGAAGAAACATCTGGCCTACGTACTAAAAAGTTTACTGGCACGGCAGCAACAGTGGTAATAGAACAAGATGAGTTTACGGATACAAAAGCCTCTAAAGTATACATGAGAAATACAGGTTCAAGTAAAAGTAATTTTTTCTATGTAGCTAAGCATGCTTCGGCGGCTGCTGCAGATACTACTGAGACTATTGGTAAATTATACGGTGGAGACTGGATGTTAATTCCTTATGCTGCTGACGTTAATATAACTGTAGCACCAAACACAGCAGAGATTATGACGTTAGAGTATATGGTATTTGTAGAGTAAAATGGCTACTTTATTACATAATATATCTGGAGAATTAACAACAGAAATTTTAACACCTGAAACAAATATAAGTGTTAAAGGTGTTTCTATTGCTAACACCCATGCAAATTGGGGTGTTTATGTTGATCTCTATGTAGGTACTATATCTAAAAGAGGTGTAGCGGCTAAAACTTATTATATATATAAAGGATACCTATTACCTAAAGGTGAAAATCTACATATTGATTTCGTAAAAGAAAAATGTATATCTTTTCCTAAAACTCATGGTTTATTTATTAAACTAACAAAGCTTGTATCAGATCAAACCCCCACAGTGGACGTTATTATATCTTAAAAAAAAAGGGATCATCTTTCGATGGTCCCTTTTAATTTAGTGTATAGCATACTACGCTGACACAGCGTGTTTTTGTTCTTGAATTTCAACTCTAACTTCTTGAGCTAATTTCTTAATACTTTGCATATACTTTCTAACCCGCGTTCCCGCGGATTTATTACCTAAAACAAATCTTTCAGCATCATCACATGAAGCTATAAATTCTTTTTCTAGGTTTTGCATTAATTTGATTACATTATTATTTTCCATATATTTAAATTTATTATTTAATAGTTTCTTCTTGTACGGTTGTTTCTACTGGTTTTTCTTCAGCATCTCTTGTTTGCCACCAAGCTAACGCGGCTCCAAGAATAAAAAGTACAATAACAACTATTTTTTTGTTTTCTTTTAATTTTTCTATCATTTTAAAAGTTTTAGTTAAACATTAATTTAGAATTTATAAGATAAACCTATCTTAAACTTACCCTCAGAATCTTCTTTCATAGACATCATATAACTTGGTTCAACATATAAGTTGTTCCAAATACTTAAAGAGTATCCAACTCCAAAAGTCATATTTTCAGTCATTTCTTCTGTAGGCATTTGCATAGCTAGATAAACCCATTTCATTTGGTATCTACCCCATAAATCATATTCTTCGCCACTTTTTACAATACCAACGGTCATTTTGTCATTAAACATATAACCAATTCCCATGTTATCTGTTATGTTTGACATTTCCCATTTAGCATCTTCTTCTGGTTGGTCTATAGTTGTTACAACCATAAATTGAGCAGAAGCAAACATCGTAGCAAAAGCTAATGCCATTGTTAAAAACATTTTTTTCATAATAATTTTTTTAGTTAATAATTAAGTTACTTCACAACTTCCACCCGCACAAGCTAATTCACCAGATAAGTCAGTATTATCTTCAACTTCTACTATTTTTGATAAATTAACCTCTTGCAAAGTTTTAGTCATTTCGTTATATTTCCGTTTTGTTATATCCTCAAATGGAGCTTGAGTATATGTACCGCCATCATATGGTAAAACGGAAAGTCCGTTATAATGGTCTCTGTTTTTCCACATCCATTCACCAGCTTTTTCCCAATCATTATCTTTTAAAGATATTGTAGCAGAAACATTATGAGTATTAGACCCAACTCTGTGACCCTCTTTAACCCACTGTTTAGCTACTTTTTTAACTCTTTCTAAAAGATCAAAAGCAGATTCTGTTCTAACTATAGAACCTTTTGGTGAAGCTTGTGGAATACTAATAATTGCAGTATCGTGTGGTCTAAAGAAATCATCCTCTAATAATTCTGGATGGTGTATAGCAAGATAACTATAAATTGCTTCATTTTTACCTACACGAATTCTACGTATATAGTATTTATTGTGCCAAGCATGTATACCTGAGCTAGTCCCTAATACCAAGCTAGTTGTTCCAGCTGGTTTTACAGTTGTACATCTAGCAGCTTTATTAATACCTATAGATTTAGCTACGGTTGTATTAATTATTTTTACTTGCTTAGCAGCTTCTTTCATATCTAACTCAAGAACTTTACCAGAGGCTATACCTGTCATTGACACTCCTATAAGAGCATCTTTTTCAGTGGTCTCTTGCCAAACTTCTCTTAGATAATGAAAGTCAGTGTAACCAGCTTGTAATGTTCCTATAAAAGCAGCTGCAGTGACTCTGTTATTTAACTCCTCTTGAGTTTCTACATCTGAAACATTTACTTCGCATAGGTTACAAAATTGGAATGGACGTAATGCTATTTCACAACAAGGATTAGTCCCCCAATCTTTATCATTATTTAAATATATTCCTGGTTCGCCAGATCCAGATAATTCAATTCGTTTCCATAAATTCATAAAGAAATCTTTAGTAACTTTATGTCTCATTAAAACAGCTGAATTATTTGCTCTACCTCTTTGTGGGTTTGTTTCCCACCAAGAACCAGACTTGCACGCTATCATTTCTTCATCATAAGCCGAAAAGAGCGATATAAGTGCTGCGCGCCTGATACCGCCTGCCAATACTGCGTCGGCAATATGGCATATAATATCGTGGACTTCCACTGACGATAATTTTTCCCCATCTTCTTTATTTTCTAATATTCCTTTAATTTTTACAATACATTCTTTTAGTGGTTGCGGTCCAGGTGCCTTTCCTCCAGAGGTCACGAGACGTGCTCCCTTAGGTCTAATATCAGAATAATCAAATTTGATCTTAGATGATCTCTTAGAGCCCAAATAAGACTTGATTAAAACTTTTATTGCATCTGACCATCCTTCTATTGAGTCTCCTATTACAAACCTTCTTGTTCTTTTGCTGTGAGGCTTTATGACCTCAGGAAGCTTTTTTATATTGTGTTGTTGTACAGAATAACCAACACCACATCCTGATAGTAATAAAAACATTACTTCAGGAAAAGCATCAATATGGTCAATAGGTAAAAAAGCGCAGTTATAAAGTCTATTAGGTGAAATTTCAATGGGTTTACCTCCAAATTGTAAACTTCTCATAGATGGTAAAACTTTCTTTTTATAAACGTATCTATAAAACGTTTCTATATCATCTATTAATTCAGGGTATCTACGCTTGTGCATTTCTTTATTACGAGTAACTAATTCTTCCCAAGTTTCTCTTCTTTGTAATTCTGGGATATACTTAGCATACTTCATGTGCACTGTTATATCAGATAGTATTTTATTATTTAAACTCATATATTCTATTTTAAAGTTATACAAAAATCTACAAACGGTAAATAGACTACATGGTTTCTTTTATTAACCTCTGTGTAAGTTCTAAATCCGAATAGTATCCCCGGGTAGAACCCTACACTGAATTCCCAATCTTTCATTTTATTTAATTTTTTTAGTTATTAATTCAATTACTTGATCGCATTCTTTTTGGTTCTGAGGCTTATATAGAGTTACATGTTTTAAATGTTCTTTTACATATTTTTTAAACATTTTCCAACGAATTGGGAAAGATTCATTTGCTCTACCCTTGCATTCTATTATAAATGAATCACTTACGAAATCAGGTGTGTATTTAATATTTTGTATCTTTTTTTGCCCTCTATTAACCATATCACCTTTTCCGTTAGCTTGTCGTTCATAAGAATCTATGTCAAACTTAAAATCTTCTTGCAGTACAAATGTAGCCCCTTCATATTTAGCTTTTATTTTAGCTTTCTTTAAAGCTATATACATATATTTTTCTAAACCAGATGCGAACTGAATCCCATCAAAAGTAACTTTCTTACTTCTGACAGGACCCTTTTTTCTTTTATATTTCTTCCTCATCATATTTGATTTTATCAATCAAAGCTTCTTCAGATAAATCTTGAAGTTCGTCACGTGCTGCTTGTATGTATAGCACAGCGTCCATTAACTCTTCTTGAATATCGTTTAAATACTTTTGAAGACCTTTCATTTTAAGTCTACGTTCATCATCTAACGTTTGTTCGTATTTAGCAAAACCAACATCAGAACGATCAACAAACTTATCGACCACATTTTTAACAACTGGGTCTCTAAAACCATAAGATTTTCTTATAGCTATTCCATTTTTAGCATCATATATTTCTCTACTTGACATAATTAATCTTTTTTAAATGTTCCGTTATCCATTTTACCTGTTCTATCTTTTATTTCGTTATAAGCTAATTCAATACAATGCTCTATATCTGTATTGCATAAATGGGCTAAATTAGTTAATACAACTACAGCATCACCTATACCATCTTCGATATCTTTTTGATTGCCTTTTAATATAGCTCTACATGTTTCACCAACTTCTTCAACTAGTTTTAGCGCTTGTGTTTTAGGATCTCCCTTTTTATATAAACCTCTTTTGCTAGCCCATTTTCTAATTAAGTCAAAATGAGTTTGTGGTATTTCAATACCATTTTGTCTAATACCTGTTGGTGCTAAAGCTCCAGTTAAAGTACCATTTCTTTTAGCTTCAACTTCATTCATTTGTTTAGCATTGTCAAACATATTATTATAAGCATTATTATTATCAAACCATCTAGCAAAAGCTTTGTTGTATATATAACATCTATCTTGAGTATATTGAGATGTCTTAACGTTATCCATTATCCACCCAATAGATTTATCTGTTATAACACAACTTCCGTGATCTGTTTCCCAAGACATTCCTTTATTATCCATAAGTTGTCCTTTTAGTTTATTGACTGGACAGGGAAACGTTGTCGTCATTTCTGTTATATTTATATTCATATTGTTATTATTAAATTTAAGTTTATTATAAGGTACCTCATCAACTCTATAACCATAAGCTTCTTGTAGTTTTAATTCAAGTCTTGATATTAAATCAATATCATCTGTTTGAGTTAACACTCCATATTCACCTGGTTCATAACCTTGTTGACGTTCAACTCTTTCTTTTAAATCACGAGTTACTCCGATTTTCTTTCCTGGTATGTGATATAAGTAATATGTCATAATCCTAATTTATTTGAGTAAATATGTAAGTTGTGTGCAAAGTGGAAATAACTACCCATGTCTAGTCCTGTTCTTTTACAAACCAATTCTTGTAATTTAGAGAATTGATATTGGTCATTACAAAATCCATACCACAAATCATTACTACGCATAGTTACGCACATATTTAATCTATTTTCTACATTTGTGAATTGAACAGCATAAGTACATGGTGTATCGTGCTTATACCTTTCCCATTCCTTACCATCGTATATAGATATTGCTGCTTGTCTAGTATGTTTTTCAGTTTTAAGTAACCCAACTATATAATCTATTTGTTGGTTACGCTTCCATTGATAACCATAGTTAGAATTAACGTCGCCATTAACATCTGCCATACGCTCCCATATAGGAGGTACTTTACCATATATTTCACCTAGCTTTTTAATATTTTTATCACCAGATAAATACCATTGCCATTCAGCTTTGGCATATTCATGATTCCATTTTCTAAACTCTGTTGGGATCATTCTCATTTCAGGTTTGTGTATAGTAAAACCTATATTGAACAAAGCTCTCGTATCAGCAAATTTTCTACCGTGTTTACTTATTGTTTTATAAAAATATCTAAACGCTTCATCAGCATTCCAAAATTCAGTCTCTATATTTTTCATAATAGTATTTATAATATTTAATTACATTCTCGTGTACATCTTCATCACTATATCTATTAGGATCGGTATGTACTTTACCGTTACCAATTTTTATATCTATCTGCCAATGATGTAAATTGTGTTTAAAATCAGGACTAATTCCTATTTTAATTCCTTTACTTATAACAAATCCAACCATTTTCATTTCTTCAGGACTCCATGACCTTTTTGGATTACTTTTTCTTGGGGATTTATCCCATCTTTTCCAAGCCATTATTCCCAGGGCATATCTTCAACCTCTACAACTTGCTCAGGTATAAAGCTACCAGAACGAGGTTCCCAAGTAAAATGAGATTCAGCGCCGTTTTCACCGAGGTTTTGGAATTTAACTTTAAGTACTTTAACCTTAGTGGTTTTAGCGTCGTAATCTCGATGCACCAAAAGTCCATGATACGAAGCATCGTACCATTCACCACCTCCTTTGATATTATACATAGTAGGCTCTTCAATTTTTCCATCATTTCCTTTATACATTTTAGTTGGGTGTGCTACAATAAAAACTAACACATCATATTTCTTACAAAAAGTTTCAATTTTAGCTAGATAATCCATTGTATAACGGTTTACATCATCTGATACTGCGTTTGTGTCTCTAATCTTATTAAATGGGTCTATAACAAGACATTTAATACCCTTACGTTTCACAAGTTCAGCACCTTTACGTAATACAGACTCTAAACTATATTTATCCATATCAATAAAGAAATAGTTATCATTAACATGGTCAGCCACCTCATTCCATTTTCCACCACCTATATCTCCAGCTGATGGCATATCTTGCCATGTCTTCCTCATTAGTTTATGGGCGTGTAGATATGTAGGTTGGTTCTCAGGACTAGCAAAAGCAGTCTTCCAACCATAGTTAGCATTATAACCAACTACCATTTGGTCTACAAAATCAGATTTACCAGAGCTAGGTATACCTGTAACTGTAATAAACTGACCAGTATAAGTACTAAATATGTTATCAAAATTGGATAATCCCACTTGAAAACCAGGTTTAAAACCATTCTTAACAAAATCTTTAAGTTCATCTTCTATATCTTTTAATGTTGATACATTCTCTAGCGGTACAGGTCTTGCGCTGTGTATAGCATTCTTAAGTGAATCTGCACCATGCTTTAATAAATAATCATTAGCGTCTTTTTCTCCATGGAAATCAACAAGATAACAAACTTCTGCTCCAAGTCTTCTTACTAATTCCTTTTGTAACATTTGACCAGGCTCATCTTGGTCTACCGCTAATATTACTCTAGTCTTGTCATCAAAATAATCAATACAATTATCTAAGTAATCTAAATTATTATTGTTTAACGTAGCTCCGTTAGGAACTGAAATAGCATTCTTAATACCGGCTTCATGTAATGCTAACACATCCATTTCACCTTCAGTTATTACGCAAGTGTCATACCCTACGATACTGTTGATATTATAAAATACTTTTTCAGCGCCTTTATAAAGCTTGAAGTTTTTTCTACCATCTCTATATTTAAC